TGAGGAACAGCACGCCACCTTGTTGGTAAGCAACAGGGCTGCCGTCAGGCAACTGAGGTGCTGCACCAAAGCCGTACAAGACAGGCTCTTCGTGGTAGTTACGTGGAATACCTTGTTGTTCACGGAAAACCGTGGACCATTCGTCCGAACGTTGATCGTAGACACCGTCGAAACATTCATTAAGAATTGGTTCGACGATGCTACGAAAGTCGGTACTGCGCATTGGAGCGGCCATTTTTTAGTCCCCTTTAAACAGCAAGAACGGACGCATTGAACTGCGACTCGTTGATAGTTACGCGAACAATTGTGTACGCATCGCCCCAAGCATTGTCAGGGTACGGAGCCAAGTCACGGATCAACATCTGTGCGCTATTACCAGCGCCAGCCAATGTGGTTGACAAGGTGCAAGCAGACAAACCAGTTGTGGTTGAACCGGCAGTGGTGTTGCTCAAATCAGCCATGTCACCCACGGATGTTTGCGCTAACGAACCAGCAGCTTGGATCTCATACACAATGTTAGGATCGTTGTAATAGTATGCAACGCATGAGCCAGCTGTATACGCAGTATTTGCAGGCCAATTGTTAGATACACGTGCACGACCTGTACTGTCAGTAAACTGCACGCCAGCAAAGGCGCCCTGGAATGCATCCCCAGCAGCAGCAACGACAATATTGCCTGAAGAGTTCAACTTTACGGGTTGACCCTTTAAGATGGCCGTGTTATAGGCAGAAGCGATGCCGTCAGCCAGCGTCACAGCGCGATCTAACCCTGAGGGATGATACGCGGGACGAAGACCAAACGGCGCATTAGTTGCACTCATGATTGAGTCCTTTCAAAGATTGAAATAAAAACTTTGTCATGTTTACTCAAAAACAGGACGGGGTTTAACTTTTGCATCGAAACCTGTGCCATTACCTTCAATTGTGACCAATGTCTTGCCATTGCTATCGCGTTCACCCAGCAATTGTTCTTGTTGAATCTTAATCTTCTGTTGCTCTTCCATAGGAGCAAGATGATGAAGTTCATACATGAGCTCTTGATAAATGTCCATAGGCAATTTATACAAAAGCATTTCATTACAAGCAACAAAACCTGTGTGTTCGCCAGCTTTCACTTTCAAATGCTCAAAGCCGGGTAATTCTTCGGCTTTTACTGGTTCGTAGCCCAGTCGCATACGCTTGTGAATTGGGTCATATTGGTTGGTAGAAGACAACCAGCATAGGTGGTATCCCGGTATCTCGGGAGGGGTCGGAAGCGCTTCTTGAAGCCACTCCGAGCGGAACATCCTACGACGTTCCTCGGAAGAAACAAATTTTTCTTCAGGTGCAGCGCGTGAATCATCTTGCGATGCACGATTCTCACGTCCTGCGTTGGTGTTCTTTTTAATACGATCGTCCATGATTATTTCCGTTTCTGTTGTTTGTCATATTCTGCGAACTTGCGAATCATTTTGTTTCGCTGCTCGATGTTATCCCACATGCCTGCCTCTTTAATGGCAGCAACACGCTTAGGATCAACGATGTATTCGTTGGCCCTTGTCGTCGCAGTGGTATCACGTCCTGAACTTGTCACAACAGATCTCGGTCTTTGGTTTCTCGTACCATTACTATACCCCGAATTATATCGGTGTGGTAAATATTTTTGCAATCTGTCGTCGAGCTCATCCCAATAGTCGGGAAGTGCTGGGTCGAAGCCTTCTTCGGTCAACGCCACGTCAATGGTCTGAGCAATCTTAGAATCTGCATCCTTCAATTGGGGGTCATACCACTTATTCTTATCGATCCAATCAGAGGCCATTTTCTGGACCATTGGATCGGGAAGTTTAATGTTCTGCGAGTTCTGAGTAAGCTGCTTGTTAGCAGTTTCACGCAATGACTGCAAAGACTCTAAATGTCGTTGGCTATCGTACCAAAGCTGCTGAGCCTTGGTAACTTCTTCACCATTTCGAGCATTCACAGCCTCTTGTAGCTTCATCTTGGCGTACTCAAGCCTTGTGCCCGCGTCGTCAATGGCTTTATCAACCCTTGCCAACTCAGCACCAGACGTGCGTTTCTCCAAAAGAGCTACTCGCTCCGCCATTTGTGAGTTTTGCTTACGCAGAGCCGTGATCAAATGATTAGATTCACGAGCTTTTTCACGATGAAGTTGCTTCTTAAGCCTTCTTTCATCGCGTCGAGCGGCACGAATGGCCTCTCTTTCCGGATCGTCTGTGGTAGAACCTTCACCACTGTCGTCTCCGGGTCCCTCAGTGTCACCTGATGCCTCAGATACGCCATCTTCGTCATCATCTTGGTCGTCAGACTGGGGATTTGACATTCCGTCAGGTAGTTGCGCAATTGCCGAGCCGTCTTTGGTCTCGTCAACCTGCATCTCCAACTTTTCAGTTGCATTCATATATCATCCTTTCAAAGCTTAAATAAAAGCTTTAATGTCACGAGGATCGCCAGTGACTTTGCCAATGAGTTCATGATCATTGAAGAAGGTGAAAAGGCATTTGCCTTCAGCGCCTTGCTCGTCTTTGAAATCAATCTCCCATCGATCACCGCCCCACTTAGGTACACGAACAAAGTCGCCCACCTGTGCCCATGCGCCTTCAGGCCAAGGCTCCATGGATTCGCGTTTCTTAAAAGCAAGAGGCCCGATTGAAATGATCTTACCAACTTGGGTATTCCACTTCTCGGTCTCCTTAGTTTCCTGCGGAATAAAAATTCCAGCAGATGAGACTTTTTCTTTAACTGCTCGTAACTGCACAAGAATCCTTGCGCCATACGGTGCCATCAAAGGGTCTATGGTAGGGAACGCTTCTGCAAGCGTCTGTTCAATGTCATTCGACATTTTTTTCCTCTTCTAAAAGTTGGTTAATGATAAGCAAGGCTTCCTCCAAGCCTTGGTGCTGGCCGACTAAGCGCTGGTAGGCTTCGAATGTGACTGCGTTTCCCTGAACTAGGGATTCAGCAATTCGCTCTTGCCTTTGCTTAATAAGACCAATGAAACCTGCAAGTGTTGCCATGTTTAACGGCCGCGACCTGCAGACTTCTTCACGGGGATTGCAATGGTTACAGCAAAGCCAGACATCTTCTTAGCGGCTCCGCCTTTTTTCATCGTCGCAATTTTGCCGGCTGCGCCGGGAGCAGGACGTGCGAGTGGTGGGGGTGCAGAGCCACGTGCTGGCAAATTAGCCACACGAGACTCAGGCATCACGCTGCCGCCTGATTTGTATTTTTGAATAACACTTTTGCCTTTAGCTTTGGCTGTGGACTCACCTGCCCCCATTGCCAAGCGTTTATGCAAGTTAATTCCTTCATCAGCCATTTTGAGCTCCTAGGGTTTGTTGAATTAGATTCTGCGCTTCTAAAGCAGTTTTAACCTGCTCATACTGTAAGTTAGCGGCATCGCGCGTAAGGTCCGCTGACTTAATTCTTTCTTGCGTAAGATTGTTCTCAGTATTCTTAGCCATATCGGCTTGGAGTTTCTGAGTTGCAAGTTGCATGTCCTGCTGAAGCTTAGCAGCTTCCAATTGCATCTCGGCTTGATCCTTGGTAGCGCGGCGCTGTGTCTCGGCCATGCTGGTTTGGATGAATGCTTGAGTTGCGGGGTCGGTAGGCGGTTGGCCTGACAATTGCTTGATAGCAGCAATGGCGTTCTGGATGATAGGCGGCAATGCCTTAAAGGTCTCACCAGTATCTTTATGCACGTGCTGCGCAACGGCAGCAAGCAACTGATCAGCGCCTTGCGGCAGTGTTTGCTCTTTCAAAACATTGAAAGGCCTGTTCAACGCAGCGCTGCTATAAGAATCCACTTGGTTAAGGTACCACAGGGTCAAGTGCTGCTTCACATGCTCTAAACATAGCGGGATGAAAACCGGAGCCATGATTGGATTGGCACCATACATTGGGTCTTGCAAATAATCCAAGTGAACCTGAATGTGGGCCAAATGATCTTGCCGCGGGAATGCACCGGCGTGGCGACCAAAAGTCATGGCCACGTTCTCCAATGCGGGGTTCATTTCCTTTACGTCGTTAGGATCTGGCAAAACCTCGTTGACGTCAGGCAATCTAATCTGCTTAAGGATTCGCTTTTCAACAGCAAGTCTGTTATACAAGTCAGGATTTTTCTCAGCTCGTGCAGCCAAAGTCTGGATTTGCGCGTACCGTTGCGTTTCAGCAAAGATATGAGGGTCAGACACTGGAACAATATCAGAGTTCCTAGCAAAGTCTTCCTTGGTAACATCCAAGTCCTCGACCATGTCGCCTTTGACCTGCTCATCCAAGTACCAGTTATTCAGCCTTGCAATAACTTTTAGCACTCGGCGCTGGGAATCATGCAACCTTGCATGCACAGCGCTAAACACCGCGGCGCCTTGCTCAATCAAAGCTTGTGTAGTACCTACCGGCGCGTTGCTTGTGATGTCAGCAATCTTTTCTTCGCTTGTGGTGACCACGCCTTTTGCGGCATTGGTTAACCAACCTAGCAATTCAAGCAGCACAGGCGAGGGCTGATTAAATGGCAATGGCATGGCAATTTTACGAATATCGTCAATACCCGGGGCGCCCTCAATCTCACTGACCTGCGTAGGCTCAATGGTCAGCGACTGGCCTGACATCTTTGCGCCTTTAAGCTTAAGCATTGTAGGCGCGTTGGTAATGTGCGCTGAATCAAGCAACGCGCGCAACGAGCCAGTAAGCGCTGCAGATAGGCCACCAATAAGATGCGGTAAGCCAATCGCGTAAGCACCACGCCATGGAATGAACTTAAACTCGATCAACCAGTCCAGCTTGGTCATGGTCTCATCACCATCTGCCCAGTTGCGATACAAGCCAACAACCTCGGTTGTCAGGTCATCAATCATCAAGATGTATGGTGCACGCTTTGAATCTGAGTAGTTGTCATCATCAAGGTTTAGCCAAGTGTAGATGTGATATACACGACGCACGCCGTCTACGTTATCCGCTTGGCTCTTACGACCTTCAATCTTATTGTTTGCCTTCTCGGACTTGGACTCTTCCGGCTCCATCGAGGCGCGAACAATATCAATGTCAATATACAAACCGCTGTCAACACGCTCTTCAAAAGTCTCTTGCGTAATGTCTTGGACTTCAGTGACGCGGCCTGCAGTGTAAAAGTTCACAGCTGCAAAAGGTAAGTACACGTTATCAATAGGCACAAACTCAGCGCAAGGCCTGCGCTTCTGGTCGTCGTACCAGATTTTCATGTATTGGCTACCACCAAGCGGCAACTGAGTTAACAGCTGTTCTTCCTCATCGCGGTATTCTTCAATCTGCTCGGTAAGCTGCCAGTTCATGTAGTCGCGCTTACGCTCGGCGCGTTCTACTTTCTCATCCGTAGTCTCGCCAATGATCTTGGTTTTGACCGGCCCGTCGGCAGGGAATAGTTCCTTGATGGCGCGAGCTGAGAAGTCAACACAAGCCTCGGCCATGAGTGGGTGGACAACCTTGCTGGCTCCGGTGAATTGCGCTCCGCCCGGTGCATCGTGGCCTAAGCCCGTACGACGCAAACCTTCTTCGTATTGCTTATCACGCTCTTCACGAGCTTCCTTGTCTTTCTCAATCAGCTCAACGTACTTGTGAGCTAATTTGCTGAGATCGTAGCTGTCAAGCACGTCAGCCAAGTTCTCATAGAAGTCCGGCTCACCTTCAGGCCCCTTGGAATCATCTTCCATTCTTACGATGGCAGAGCCGTCGGGCAATTCTTCTACTTCCGGAGTCTCATCTTCCATCTCATCAAACATGGTGAGAGCAGAAGGCCCAGCGGCTTCGGCTTCATCGTCTGACATGGGCTCGATAAAGCGATCGAAGTCCGGTGGGATTGGCATCTGTGTGGCCATAAATTATTTTCTCCGCATCATAAGTGCATACCGCATTTGGTCTGTAGTCGGATTTTGTTGGACTATACCACCATTTGCCTTCTTGATGAAGGCTTTATCCTGAGTTTGTGTACGAGATGCGCGTTCAGCTTCTTCTTGTACGAGATCTTCCAGCTCGGCCTGAGACTTAGCACGTTGCCCCAACCTTGCCCCAATCGTGTTATTGTGGGTATCCATATCATAGTCAGCAGGCATTTTTCCCGTAAACATAGATTTGACAGATTGGAGCGGTGAAGTAACGTACTCGTGAGCTTTGCCTAGGAACTCAGCAGTCTTAGGTCCGTACTTACGTGAAAGCGTGCCTGCAGCCAACATGTGCCTTGCAGCGTCCCGTTGGTCATTCTGCCCTTTTTGGCCGGGGTACATCTCATAGGCCACAGTGTCCGAATAAGTCGGGACACTGAACAAGTACGGCGTAGGCACGTCAGGCTTCTTAACAGTCCCGCCTTTTTTGTAACCACGTACTAAGCCGCCATCAGCAAAGCCGTCCATGCCTTGGTATCTTGCAACAAGCGCTTCAAGCTTAACTTCAAGAGCCTGCATGAGCTCAGGGGACCATTCATATCCTGTTGTGGCCATGCCTAAAATGTCTTCAAATGCCTGTTCGCCACTGCGATTCAACGCACGTAAATGCTGTCTAATCAGGCGAATGGCAGCACGCGGATTAGGCGTGTCTGTATAGTAGCCGTCCTCAAGCAAACCTACAATCTCTTCAGCTGTTGCACTATACTCAGCGTTTCTAGCAAGAGCTTCAGGTAAACCACGTGTCTCAACAAGTTGTGCTAACGCCTCGCGGTCGGCCTGTGTTGGATTATGCGTGCCAATCTCATCGTCGCCTCGAATAAAGTCAGCCAATTCAGCAGGCGTCCAAGTCTCAGTAATCTCGCCCTCATCAAGCAAGCGTTGATAATCTCTAACGTAGTTATTGTATAGAACATCTAATTGCGCAGGGGTTATTTGCGCAATGTTGTCTTGATCTGGCGCCGGTCTAGTAGGCAGTACGCCATTAGTGTTGCCTTCAGCAACTTGAATAATACGTTCCAACTCAAGCGCAGTACGTTGCTCTGCGCGGCCACGTTCTCTAACAGGCAACCCAAACAAGATCTCATGGTCAAAATTGCCGTCATTTAATGCTTGAACTGTATCACGCAACTCAGGAATATTTAAGCCTGCTTCAGTTGTAAGACGACGCGCAAAAGTATTAGGGTCAAACTCAATGTAGTTGGCGCGTTGGCGAAGTTCCTGCGAATAAGCACGACGTTCAGTTTCCGTTAAAGAGATCCAGTGATTGTTTGCCGCTTGGGTTAATGGGTTGCTTAACTCATTTGCCAAGAAGCGCAGATCATCAGGGTTTAATTCCGGATCATTTACCGCATTTTCAAGTTGAAATATACGATCATTGCGCTGATTATCAAGATCTGCAGGGCGGGGTGCTGCAACCTCAGGCTCAGCCTCAATTGCCAAAGCCAATTGTCGTAGCCCAGCTATTACTGCTTCATGCTCAAGTGCAGGATCCACTGCGCGTAAAGCTCTTGCATAGCCTGCTGGGTCTAGTCGTGGGCTGTTGTTTTCCGCAACACGGTGCGCAATGGTATCAAATCGATCTGCAATAACAGGCCCAAAATTTGTAGCTGTATCATCAGAAATGCTATCTACTGCGGCAACCCAATCAAACGGCTGCGGTCGACGCGTAGGTGGTTGCTCATCTGCTGGCTCAATGTCACGCATGTACGCGTCTTCCATTTGATCAGCTAACTCATTCAATACTATCTCTGCGCTACCATTAACAGCGGCGTCTGCCTGTTGCCGTAGAGCGCGAATATACGCATCGGTGTCATTCGCGGGGTCAAGCGCCCTGTCAATCTCTCCACGACCTTCTGAAATAAAGCGCAAAGCGGCGCGTACTTCATCAGCAGTTTGCACACCCCATTGTCTATCAGCTGCCAACGCTGCATCGTGCGTCATACGCAAGTAATCAGGTCTTCCTTCAGGCATTAAGGTATTAGTATCTCTCCAACGCGCAAACTCTTCAATCATCTCGCCCCCAATGCCTTGCCCCGCAGGGGAATCATCAACATCAGCTTCCCAGCGTTCTGAAAAGTCTCGCAACCAATCTACTTGATCAAATGATAGACGATCGCGGTATTGCGCAAGCAACTCGTCTGCGCTCATGTTAGGCATTAAATCGCCGCGCTCAACAGCAGCACGAGGTTGCGCCGCTTCCTCAGCAGCTACGCGCGCAGCTACATAATCTGCTTGCAAGCCTAAGGTTTGCTGTAAGTCTCTAATACCTTCAGCAATAATGTTGGCAACTATACGTGGGCTATTAGCGTATTCGTTCTCAAGATCATATAGTCGTTGATTAGTAAGCTCTAATGCACGAACTGGGCCTTGCAAGTTTTGATACGAGTCAAAGTAATCACGTATGCCACTAAAGAATGTTTCTGCTTGAACAAATTGATTGCTCTCCCCTGCCTCATCAAATGCACGTCTTTGAGAATCAAGTGTATTGTCAATTGATGACGCCACAGTGCCTGACAGAGATGCTGACAGGCTTTCACTAGGCCGCTGTGATAAGACTGCAGGCACTTGCTCTACAGGCTCATTGGCTTTTAAGTTCTCAATATGATTGCGAATGTCTTTGCTTGTGACAAACCGCGGTAGACCTGACAGGTCATACTTTTTAAACGTAGTCACAGGCGTATTAACAACACTAGCCAGCGCGCTATTTGACATGCGTTTGCTATCGTAGATGCCTAGGTTGTCATTCATCTTATCGCTAACACCACGAATTGAGTTTTCACGGCTGTTAAGATAAGACTTAATGCCTTCAACATACTCAGGCTTGACTTCACCATTTTTGCGACCTGACGCAAAGTTAATGTCGTACATAGTAGATGAGCTAGGGTTAAAGTCAAAAATGGCAATGGGCTCACCTGTTACGGTATCTCTAAAGCTAACCATTTGCGAGCCATTTGCAACAGCGTTAATGTATGTCCCTCTTGGGCTGGTTGCATTCGGGTCACGCTGGCCTGTAACAATGTCATAAATTGGAATGTACTGGCGATCACCGGTGCCGGGATGCCAAGGGTTTGGCTTATTTTTAACATTACCGCCTTCGCCAATGCAAACGTCTAAAGCCAAAGTGTCTTCACTAACTAATTGCGCAACTTGCTCAGGCGTAAAGCGATTGGTGATCTCCAACGCGCCAACGTTGCCAAAGACCTTGTCATTAGGAATATACAACGCCGCGCTTCGTGCAAACTGATTATCAGCATCCGTCTTAAATTGCTTCTCTTTAGCTTGCGCAAGCTTTTCTTTAGCAATACGACCTTCAGCAGTATCGCGTATATATTTTTCAACAGTCATCTTTGGAACTTTGTCCAACTTTATTTTACGCGACATCACATCGCTGTAAAAGCTTTTTGCGAGGTCACCAAACCCAAGCTCACGCAATCGTTGTGGTGATGCCATATACACACGCTCTTCATCAGGTGTTCGCATTAGTGCAGGGTAAAACTGCTGCTCACCGTACCCAAGGTCTTCTTTCAAGCTCTTGGCGGTGTCTGCGTTAATTGCAATGTCAGTTGCAGCTTCATACGCAGAGCCTAAACGCAAATTGTCAACCACCTTTTGTTGCTTTCTATACGCGGCGTTTGCTTTATCAGACTCACGTGATGCCTGTGCAAAAGGCTCATACCTTCCAAGATTCATACCTTCAGGCACAACACCTGTATTAGGGTCAACTGCGCCGTAACCTAGCTGCTGGGCAATTGCCTCCTGCTCACGTTTACGAGTTGCAGCGTCAGCAGATTGTTGTACCAAGTCAGACAACTGCTGATTTGCTGCAACCAATGCCTCATCAGTTGGTGTTTTGACTGGCATGCCTGCTGCAGCGCGCTTATTGCTAACTATGGAACCTGTCATGTTTGCGCTATCAAATATTTCTGATGGCGGGTAAAACGTTAAGCCTTGGCTTGCCAGCTTGGCTGCAGGCTCATTAGGCGTGCCAACTTTTTCAATGATGTAATTAGTAAATTGGGAATTAAGCCAGTTGGCAGCAGCCTCATGCATTGCAGGCAACTCTTCTGCAGACGGTAAGTCAAGCTCAGCTTTGTATTGCATGCCTTTAGGCGTATTTAAGAACTCGTCGTACATCTCTAATGAGTGCGCAGCAGATGCTTCCCTATCTCCGAATCTGGCTTTATACGCCGCCAATGCCGCGCCTTCAGACGGCGCATCAGGGTACATCTCATTAGCCTTTGTCTTAAGAAAAGACTCGAACGCTCTGCGTGCAGACGCGGATTCAGGTTTACCTAAAATGTTGTGCTGTATCTCATCCAATGCTTGTACAGGCGTCATAGTTGAATCACTAATGACACTACGAACAAGATCACGTGCAGGTGTGTAAGTTGCAGCATCTTGCTTTGCCGTTGCAGGCAACGTGGCAGACATAACCCTTGACCCTTCAGGTCGCATGGCGTACAGCTTAGGATTCATTGGCTGCATGGAAGCAGGGAGCCCAGGAATAGGTGGCAACCCTTGCATTTCCCTTTGCGCCATGATGTCACCAATGCTATCAGCAACGCCTTGGAGCTTGGCGCCGTACGTTGGCTGACCTGTAATTGGGTCTAACCTTTGCATGCCAGATTGCGCATTCACAAAGTCTGTAGGTATATCCTTGATTTGCCTGCCTACTCTTGTGGCCTCAGCGCCCATAACGCGGACGTCATTAGGGGTAATTGGCGGTCTAATTGGCTGGTTCAAGGCCATAGGCCACACAGCAGGAATCTTGGACGCGTCCATCGCCTTGGTCACATCTGTCTCAAACTCTTTGCCTAAGGGCGTGGTAGGCTCTTGGTAGAACCGGCCTGTAGTAACCGGCACATAGTTTTGCTGCATCTTCTCAATGCCTTGACGATTCCCAAGTATGTCGTATATCGCCTCGGCGCCCGCGGTCTGTATGTTTTGCGCCACGTCAGCCCATGCGCCTGCAACAGGAATTGCTGGGTTGAGAGTGCGAACAGACTCCTGCATGGACTTCATCATCATCAGCGGGTTGTACTTTGTAGCCAACTCGGTGAAGTTACCTGCTGCTGCGCCTAAGGGGTCAGGCTTTGTTTGCGCAGGTGGGACTGGTTTGCCATACCCTGGGATTTGCGAAGATAGCGATGGCGGCGTAGGCGCAGGCTTGTTCTGCTTGGCTAAAGCCAATCGCATCTTGTCTATATCACCACTACCACCGTCTTCGCCATATGGTACTTCATACATGATTATTTGCCCTTAGACTTAGGTTTGCCAAGTTTTTGCAATACGTCTTTAATATGCGCAGGCATTGGCGGTGGGGGAGGGGGTTCTAATGACTGGTAGTAAGCTTTAAGATCATCAAGTGAAGGGCTCTTATTGCCAACAAAGTTATTGCCTACAAAGTCTTCTAACTCGTCAAACGGCAACTTGTCAGCGGCGTCTTTAATATACGCATCTTTAATTGCGTAATCTGGTATATGCTTTTTATGTGTATCTAGCAGCTCATAAAGCTTTTCAACGGCTTTGTACGGCTTATTGCCTAAATACTCACCAGTAGAGAAATCTTCAGCGTGATACTCAATTATTTCTTGCAACTTGTCCATGCGCCTAAGTTCTTTTTCAGGGACATTACCTTCCAAATAAGAGCGCAATGCATTATATGTGTAATACACTTCAGGAGGTACTAAACCTTCTGTGATGCCTGTTGCAATAGCGTCTAACGCGCCGCTCTTAAACGCGTCAGCAATTCCGTATCGTGCCGCTAAGCCGGGGAACAACGACTCCATAGTGTCAACAGCAGCAGGCATAACCTGAGGTAAGGCGTCTGTAACGCTAGGCATTGGTACAACTTGCTGCAATGCTGCTTGGCCTGCGCGCTTTAGTACATCGCGTCTTGACATTGGCGCATTCAAAGCTTTGTCTGCTAAAGTCTGAAGCGGACTTGCGCTTGGCGCGGATGAAGGCGCTGCACTTGGCGCTGATGATGTGGGTTGTTGCTGCGGAACTGCCTGTTCCATTTGCTGCGGCGTTAACTTTGGCTGCGCAGGTGGGATCACAGCAGGCAGATCCGCAGGCATCGGCGTTAAGCCTAAGATTGATCGCCGTTGTAAGTTAACTGGGGGCGCGGTTGGTGGTGCTACCGGCTTCTTTGGTCGGCCAAATAAGCCAACCTGCATCATGTTGGGGTCTTGGCCTAAGAATCTAGCGCCGTCGTCAAAGACAGCAGGCTCTTCCTCTTCTTTAGCAAGCATCTGTGCTCGCATACGGGCCAGTTCTTCGTCATACTGCATATGGGTTTACCCTCCTTGGACGATCTTCTTCATAGTCGTCATCAGGATTGTATACCGGGTCGATGGAAATTAACCCTAAGTCTCGCAAAAGTCTTAAAGCTTGAGATGTGGAGTCTACCAAGTCGTCGTGCCGGACTTCGGGGAAGGCGCATAGCTGGCTGAGCAAAGGCTCGGCCCAATCACGAGCCATGCCCGCATTGACCGAGGACTCGGGAATGTAGACTCTGCCTTTGGCGATGATGGGAGCCACGATGTTAAGACGTGTAGTCTTGTCTGCGTTCCCGGGGTTATAGCTTCTCACAGGCAGACCTGCGCGTTGCAGATCTTGGATAAGCTGCGTGCCGGCTGACTTGTCCTCGATCAGGATCATGTCCACCTTTTTCCCGTGACCAAACTCGTTCTCATCACCGTAAATGGCGGTGGACTCCTCGATCACCTTGGGTCGCAACTCGGGATACTGCATGTACTCCTCCCAGCAGTCGATGAGCATGACACTCATAGCTTTGTCGGGACTTGGCCTGAAGATACCCCACACTGTGCAGGCCGTCGGGTCGTTCTTGGTCTTGTCACTGGTCGCGCAGTCATAAGACTGAAGCACGTACTCAAATCTAGGCAGCGGCTTCTCGTTGTCCCACAGCTTAAACCAATCACGCTTGATGATGCCAGCCTCTTCAGGATCTAGAATCTCGGCGTAGATCTCTTGTCTGCCGAGCTTCGTACCCTCGTATTGCAAGATCTGCGCTTTGAACGATGGGGCGAGGTTGTGGATGTTGTCGTACGTGCTGGCCTTGGTACATATCACATCCTCCCCATCTCTGTTCACCAGATCCACGATCAATGGCTTGGGCTTAGGCGTTGTGGTGCATAGCATCTTAGGCTTCTGACCTAAGCGCATACCGAACTGAATCATGTCCCACGACTCATCAAGGTAGTCCCATGCAGCAAGCTCGTCGAACCAGCCACCGTGGAACTGCGGACCTCGGAATCGTGAGGGTTCAGACGCCGGAATCCCTTTAATCAGCGACCCGTTGATGAGGACTATCTCATGCAAGGATCGCGTGTAGTGGTGGATCAGCTGCTCTGGGATCACCGTTGTCAGACCTGAGTCGCCTTCAAAGCAGACATCGCGTACATCGGATGATGTGGGCGCGGAGACAAGCCATCGAGTCTTGGGGTGCGTCCAAGCTTCGTACCACAGCCACTCGGCAGCTGCGCGAGTCTTGCCTGCGCCTCGGCCTGCGAGCAAAAGCCATACAGTCCACCAATCGCCGGGTGGAGGGATCTGATGGTCGTTGGCTATTGTGAGCCAAGCTTGTCGAGCCTTATGCACAGCTTTGCGCTCATCGGCCATGCGGTTAAGATCAGGACCCTTGCGGATCCGATCCGCGAACTCACTTGCTCTTGCTTGGCTTAGCATCGGCTTGGCGCGTAGCTAGGAGATCGTCCAACAAAGCTTGTGAGAAGTCATGCACCACATCAACTTGCACAGGCCCATCATTCTTGCCTGTGACCTCAAGCTTGGAGTTTTCGCGGTATTGCTCTGGGAAGCGTGCTGCCATGCTACGACTCCACAACCCAGTGTTGAGTCTCACGCCGCCCGGAGCTTCTTTGATGTGATCATGCGCCAAGTCTTCCCAGTATGAGAGCGCATCAAGTCGTGCTTGATCCAAGGCACCGCGAAAATCTTCGTGTGCGCCTTCCCAAGCATTCATGTTGTGGATGCCAATGTTTAAGCGCGAGCAGATTTGCCAACGCGATAAGCCCTCTTTGCCGAGCTCCATGATGGCATCGCAGTATGCGGGATCGTACTTTGAAGGACGTCCCAAGAACTTTCCGTTCTTAGATGGTGTCTTTGTAGTCATGTGCGGATTGTAATCATAAAGTTGGAAGTGTGTACATTTTATTGCGGCAGGTAACGGTAACAAGGTAACATATGGTCCAGAAAACTATATAGCTATACACTATTACTATATATACTATACTTTATAAAATAATAGTTACCTACTGTTACTCTGTTACTATTCAATCCAGATAAGGCTTTCAGAAGTAACAGTTTGGTAACAGGTAACAAGTGCTGAACATCAGAAACTACCATTTTGCTCCAATTCACGCTGCAATGCGTCCTCTGTTCTCGTGACAACCTGTGACCAAGTCGGCTCGACCCTTCGAGCTAATGTTACCTCGGACGTGATAAACGTAGTGTAGCGTGAAGGTTTACCGTGCACTTTTATGAGCTTACTTGGATCAATTGTCCCTTGGGGCTGCAAAGCTTTACGGATATATTGCGCCTTTGCGCGGCTATCGTGGCCCCAACGCTCACATAAAACTTGCAGCTGCGGTGCTGTGAAGGCTGCCATTCCTTCAAGGTGATCATTGACCCAAGCTTTAAGTTCTAATGCAAAAGCTTCAAGTGGAGTCTTGGAAAGCTGGATCGCTGTCTCACGATACTGAGTCTTTGGCGCAGCCTGTTTGCAATCAAAGCCTGAGATATCACGATTCATGTACCAGTTAAGCATGATGCCAAAGCCCTGCTGCGCCTTAGCCCACTTCATCAAAGCCATGACCTTGGGATGCGTTTCTTGGTTGGACAGCGAGGCCGGACTGTAGATAGCTTCACGCCTTGCGGTATCACCCATGTGCGTAACGTAGCTCTTGTTTGTCGTGAATACGAAGTTGATGTAGTTAGTGATGGCATACTGAGCGCCGTACTTATTGTTGATGGTGAGCTCATTGCTAGTGATGTAGTTCTTAAGCTTCGCCGAGTGGTCATCACGATCAGACGATGGCTCATTCACGACTATGAAGATCTTACCCTTCAACATGCCATTGAAGTTACCAAATAGCTCATCAGGCCCGATGATGGCAGCAGGCCCGCCGTCCCCAATGCCTAGCATCTCGGCTATAAACTCGGCGATGGCTGATTTGCCAATGCCCTCAATGGAGGATGCGAACTGCGGTGTGGTGTAGTTCCTTCTCCATGGGAATTGGACAACATTGGCCACCCAGTTATGCCAGTAGTCAGCAAAAGCAGGCTCATCACGAAAGAAGTACTCACAAAACTCAAGGTAAGGTGTAGGATCACCCACAACGGGCTCATTGGACCAGTCCTTGAACAGGTTGTAATGCCTTGTCGGGGTGATAGTAAGCCCTTGGTACTCGGGATACATGCCTACGCCATCCAGATCACACCGCTTTGCCCAGTCCTTATAGGCATCCAAGATGTAGATGGTCTTGCTGCTGGTGCCACCGTTCGGACGTTGCGTGACTTGCACGAAGTAATCCTGTGCAGCGTCAATACGCGCCTTGTTCCAGCCAAGTATTAAGCCGTCTTTGAGCCTGATCACATCGCCGTTGATGAGGGCGTACTGAGTTTTGAACTCATAAAGCTTGGTTTCAAGCGTGTCGATGCCGTTCATCACTGTGCTGGTGCTTGTGAGGACTTGGCCAAGGTTGCCACCAGCCTGTAGGTGGTCATCAATAGCGTACTTGGTGCCCTTACCAGCTCCGAATCTGCCAACACGGCAAAGGTGTACCTCAGCCCCAAGCCCACGGAGCGTGACAGCAAGCTTTGTTTCGGCCATGCCAACCTGTTCATTGGGCTCACCATCCTCACCGGCCCCATCGTAGTCGAAGACAATGTAAACCTTGCGGTGCTTTTCAGCAAAGCTGGTCTTACGCTGCCATATGATCTTCATCAGGTCTTTGTGCAGGTGCAGTCCAGATTTGTCAGTCCAACTTGTAACACCGGCTAAACCTAGTGTGGCGTAGTTAAGGGTGTCCTTGCTGATCTGCTTGGTGATGGCCCATGTCTTAAACTCACCCTCGGTGATGATGATAGGAACATCTACATCCTGCGCGACCTGCTTCCAACCTATAGTTGGTGGAAAGTATACGTGGCTTCCACTTGCTCGAGCCTGAGAATACTTCATTTTGCCCTTCGGTGTCAGTATCCTGACCCGATTAAAGCCGGTTTCTTGGCCCAGCATATCAAAATACGGGATTTTGATGCTCCACTCACGAGTGTGGCCTAGTAATTGGTAACATTCCTCGGGGTCAAGTAAAGATAGGCCCAGCGCCTGTATATCTTTGTCCTCAAATGCCCTTGCCGCTAGGAAGTTAGTGTATAATTCTGTCGGCTGTGTTGTTAGTGCTGCAAAACCTGATGACATAGTGCTTTTCTTTGCAAGTTGCCTACTTTATAAGGATCTAGACTTACCTCTAGGTCCTTTTCTTTTGCCTGTGTGCAGGCTATATTAGGCGCGGTGGTGCTCGGCCAATGATGGCCATGCGTAATGTCAATAGTCATAATGTTCCAATTTATCAATAAAAATCTACCCTGTACGGCAGACGGTGGGGTAAGTAATATACATCAGCTGCAACAGGCATAAAAAGTATTTCTTTTCGGTCTTTTGAGTAACTGTTACCTCGAGAAACAAAAGTATACAGAAGCACTAACCGCTGCAGTTTTTGAAAACACAGGTATTCAAAAATAAATGCAAAAAAGTTGAAAATAATTGCAAAAACCTGTTTTCAATCACGAGAACAGACGTATAATTCACTTACAGCAACAAACTTCAGATTGCTGTAACTTAACTGACTTTTGAAAGGTATTTATCATGGCACACTTAATCGCAAACACAATCTCCGGCAAGGCTGCAATCGCTTACGTTGGTGAAACTCCTTGGCACGGTCTTGGCCAGCAGTTGACTGCTGACTCAACCATTGAAACATGGGCCGAGGAATCTGGCCTTGACTTCCAATTGGCTACCGCCGATGTCCAGTTCACTCCTCCAGCCAGCGTGTGGAACGGCTTCAAAGCGCAGTCCTTGCCTTATGACGGCAAGAAAGTAATGTACCGCACAGACAGCAACTTGCCTCTCGGCTTGGTGTCTAGCCAGTACAAGATCGTTCAGCCGATCGAGGTCCTCGAATTCTTCCGCGACATGGTCGGCAATATTGCTCACCTTGAAACAGCAGGCGTCCTGCGCAATGGCGCGCATTACTGGGCCCTCGCCAAGATGGATGGCGAGTTCAACATTGCAGGCGATAAGGTTAACCAATATCTCTTATTGGCCAGCTCCGCTGATGGCTCTCTGGCCACTCAGGCTCGCCTCACCAGCGTCCGTGTTGTATGTAATAACACTTTGCAGTTGGCACAGCAAAAAGGCAAGGCCAACGTCAGCGTTCGTCATAACTCCATCTTCCGCCCCGAGGCCATCAAGGCCGAGTTGGCCAACAGCAACGAAACATTCCGCATGTTCGAGCAAACGGCCAAGTTCTTGGCTTCAATCAAGGTTGGCTCCACACAGGCACAGGCCATCTTCACCAAGATCCTTGGCGGCGATGAAAAGAATCCTTCACGCGCAGCAGCCAGAGCATTGGCTCTCTTTGAAGGTGCAGGCATCGGCGCCGAGTTGGAATCAGCCAAAGGCACAGCATGGGGCGCGTTGAATGCAGTTACTCAGCTGATGGATTGGGAAACAGCTCGCACCGGCGATGCTCGGTTGGCCAATGCTTGGTTCGGCGGCGGTGTCAATGTTAAGCAACAAACGGTTGACGCCCTTTTGGCATTGTCATAATATTTTTAGGGGTACCTCATACGGCCCCTAAATTTGTTGTACAATTTAATCTCACGTTACTAGTCCACTTGTTTTTTTGATTATTGAAAGGTATTGTATGAACATCTTCTATCTACATCATTTGCCCAGCATTGCTGCTGTTATGCACTGCGACAAGCATGTCGGCAAAATGCTTATCGAATCCTGCCAGCTGCTTGCAACTGCGCATCACCACTACGGCAATGGCGACAAAGTATCCTACCGCCCCACGCATGCCAATCATCCCTCAGCCGTCTGGGTTCGTCAGTCTCGGTTGCATTACAACTGGACCAGCGACCTTGCACGCTTCCTCGGCCGTGAATTCAAGTACCGCTATGGCCACGGCCACAAAAGCAATGATGTACTACATGCCGAATTACTAGTGTGCCCTCCGGCCATGCTTGCCTTGCCTACCAAATGGTCTCCACCTACCTTGGCAATGCCTGACGAATACAAAAGCGACGACCACATCGAATCCTATCGTCGTTACTATGCCAGCAAAGCTGCCACCATGCCGCTTGTGTACAACAAAGGCAAAGACCAACAGCCGCTGTGGCTCCGCGACTTGCTTGCAACAGTGGAGGCCGTATGACTAAAACTGTAAGCATCCCTCTCACCGAGTTGCAGGAAATTTACCAAGGCATTGAGGCTTTTGTTCTTAATGCGCCTGCTGATGCTACTGCCTTGGCATCATACAAAGAGCAATTAGAATTGCGCATGGCAGCAGCACGCGCTCTTGGCCACCTTAGTGCATACGTCATTTACGCAACACCAAAACCTACCATGCCAGATGAATACGAATACTCCTTAGATCACTATGGCTTAGACAATTGGCAAGCCGAGTGGGGTGATGGCGACATTGAACGCGACATTGTTGTGTTGTATAGCGTAAAGCGCCTTGGCTTTGATTACGTTGTGTTGATGGATGGCAAAGACATTACAGCAACACTTAACCCAGCTAACCGCAATGCATTTGAATCACTTATGTACAAAGAATGCGCCGCACGTACTACAACAGCAAATGATTATGCATATGACTAATTCAGAAAAAGTACTGGCCTTCCGTCGCAAGATGGGTCTGCCAGTCTCCACCACACCTACCTTGCTTACATCCGAGCAAGCCAGTTACTTTGCTCGCTTCATCATGGAAGAGCTTAGTGAATACCTTCGTGCTTGCGAGGAGAATAGCCTTGTCGACGCCGCTGATGCTTTGGTTGATCTTACCTACGTTACCATGGGCTGTGCCCATGCTATGGGGTTGCCATTTGACCAGCTTTTTAATGTGGTACACGAAGCCAACATGAACAAAGAACCAGCCAATGACTACATCAGATCGTTGCGCGGCTCACAATACGACGTCATCAAGCCTATGGGTTGGCAAGCCCCCGAGGCCATGATGTTGGCCATCATACAAACAGAACAGCAAAAGGCAAAGTCATGAACATTAAAGAATTGATCGACGATTACGTCGCAACCAAAAACGAGCGTGAAGAGCTCTCATCTAAAATCAAAGACATGACGGCCAAGCTTGGTCGCCTTGAAGGTGACATCATGGCCCTTATGTCTGATGCCGGCATAAGCCAAGCAGCATCTGATAAAGCATCATGCTCTATGAAAATGACCAAGCACCCTGCCATCAAAGATTGGCAAGCTTTTTACGGCTATGTCGCACAGACAAGCCAATTCGAATTGCTGCATAAGCGGCTTTCCTCAACAGCCTTCCGTGAGCGGTGGGAAGCTGGTGAGGCCATCCCCGGGACCGAAGCATCTGAGGTCTGGGAACTTACCGTTCGTCGTAAATAACTTCTTGTTTAACTAAGGATCCTTATGTCTAAAAATCAAATTGCGTTGTTTGAAGATCAACTTGCCGCCTTGGCCATTGAATCGGTTAAGGCCGAGCAAAGCAGCCTCGCCACGGCATTTCTTTCCACCAAGGGGGGTAACCTCACATACCGTGGTGATGTAATCACTGGCAACAAGCTGGCCTGCGTCGTATTGGCAGCTCCCATTGAGCGTCTGTACTACAGCAGCCGTTATGATCCTACCAAGGTCACAGGCCCTGATTGCTTTGCCATCAGCGCAACGGCAACAGGCATGGCTCCCTCATCCGCGTCGCCTGCAGTTCAGCACACAACCTGCGAAGGCTGTCCTAAGAATGAGTGGGGCTCTGCGCCAAATGGCGGTAAAGGTAAAGCTTGCCGTGAAACACGCCGCTTGCTTTTGATACCTGCTGATAGCATTGGCAGTGTTGATGCTGTCAAGGCTGCTGAGGTTGCTGCATTGCGTCCACCTGTTACCAGCTTAAAGAACTACGCAACATACGCGCAAACACTTGCTGCTACGTTGAAGCGTCCTCCACTGGGTGTGATCAGTGAAGTTGCTGTTGCACCTGATGCCAAGACACAGTTCAAGGTAGTCTTCAACATGGTCAAGGCTATTGAAGATAACGCTGTCATTGGCGCATTGATTGAGCGTGCTAAGACCGAAGTGCAGAAGGCCATTGACTCGGCCGGCGCTATCAATGAAGAATCTGACGCAGCACCTGCTGTGGATGGCAATCCAAAGTACTAAGGATTACGGGGGGAAAGCCGTGCAAAGGCTTTTTGAAAGCTTGCAGACGAGCGGTTAGTACCCCCACCTTTATTATGAAACCTGTCTATCTTGATTTTGAAACAATGGCTATTGGCCCACGGCCGGAGTATCCTCCAGTGCCAGTTGGCTTGGCCGTCTACGACCCTGAAGGTGAATACCCAGACGGCTACCACGCCTTTGGCCACCTTACAGGCAATAACACAACACAAGCGGCTGTTAAAGCAATGATGGAGATGATCTATGATAGCGGACGCGACATCTGTTTTCATAACGCTATGTTTGACCTTGATGTTGCTGAAACTCATTTGGATGTACCCATCCCACAGAACACCGCAGTCATACACGATACTCTTATTCTTGCTTTTCTCCACGATCCTCACGTGCAGTCTTTATCTTTAAAAGACTTGGTTGTCACTTGGAGCTTGGACACGCCTAATGAAAGGGATGAGCTGAAGGAGTGGATCCTTGCCAATGTGGATGAGGCACGTCGTAAAAAGTCTACATGGGGTGCATACATCTCCCGCGGCCCCGTGGAATTGGTAGGCAAATACGCCGCAGCTGACGTGCGGCTTACAAGCAAGCTTTACGAATATCTTATCGAGCAGGTTTTACCCGCACAGCAGGAGGCTTACCACCGTGAGGTGGCTTTGATTCCAATGTTGCTTGAAAACTCGCGGTTAGGCGTAAGGGTTGATCGAGTCGGTTTGCAAAAAGCAAAAGAGCAAGCAGTAATAGATATTGAAAAGTGTAATGTTTGGGTTCGCGCATTGTTAGGTTCTCCTGATTTGAATCTTGACAGCGATAAAGAGCTGGTCAATAGTATTTATCCCACAGAATACTGGTTGAAAGATAATGGGTGGCCTACCACGGATAAAGGCCAACCTAGAGCCGACAAGGAAACTTTTGAAGAACTAATCACACACACGGAGTTAAAAGATGTCCTTAGATATAGAGCCAACCTATCAACATGTTTGTCAACTTTCATTGAGCCCTGGTTACAAGCTTCTGCATCTACAGGTAGAATCTACACAAACTGGAACAGTGTACGAGGTGAACGTGGGGGTACACGAACCGGCAGACTCTCTTCAACACCCAACTTTCAAAATGCGCCTGTCCGTTACCCGAAGGTTGGAATCCCACCCGACTTGGATGTGGCAACCCTCCCACTCATCCGAAGCTTCATCCTAGCCGATGAAGGGCATAAGCTAATTGCATGTGACTTCAACGCTCAAGAGCTGCGTATCTTTGCGCACTTTGAAGGCGGGGCATTGATGCAACAGTATCAAGCCGATGCTCGTGCTGACTTGCATACCTATGCAGCCAAAATGATGACTGAGGCCAGCGGCCGTGAGGTGTCAAGGACTTACTCAAAAGGCGTATCATTTGCTATTCTCTACGGCGCAGGCCCTAAGAAAATCAGTGAAATGCTGGAGATAGATTATGAAATGGCAAAGACATTGGTGGATACATATACCACCGCGGTGGCTCCGGGCCTCAAGACGATGCAATCCACCATGCGTACAAGGTATAAATTAAACCAACCATTGAAAACCATTGGCGGGCGTCTTATCAAAATGGAACCGCCTAAGATTATCAATGGCCGTCTGCGTGAGTTTGACTACAAAGGTGTCAACCTTTTGATTCAAGGCTCAGCGGCTGATCAGGCCAAGGCAGCCATGCTGCTGTACCAAAGCAAACGTCAAGGCAGCAGGCTTTTGCTTAGCGTGCATGATGAGTTGGTTATCTCAGCTCCGGAAGAGCATGTGGTTCGCGAGGCTGAATGCTTAACATGGTCTATGTGCAATGCTTTAATGATGGATGTACCTATGGTTAGTGATTACAAAATCGGCAATACATATCAGGAGGTCAAATGATGACACGCATAGAAAAGTTTGAAAGAATTGTGTTCCTTGTAGGCATTATTGTTGTGCTGCTTGATTTGTACGTTTGGAGGCCAATGTGATCCACACAGAAGAAGACGATGAGTTTACACGCATTGCGCATGAAAACAAAATACGTAGCGGACAACCCTATCTTTGGGATGTCTACATATCCCCATCCCAGCGCAACCAAGTGCTTGAAGAAGTAGCACGTGAAATTGAAAAGATGACTGCCTTTGGCCAAGATACTATTTCAAGCTTTGCAGTATATGTAAGGAACATGAAGGATGCCAAGACCTAAACCACCTGAAAAACTATTAGGCAGACAAGTACGAATGTCAGATAGACAGTGGCATATTCTTAATCATCTTGGCGGGGCTGAATGGTTAAGACAATTGCTAGATAAAAAAGATCCATTCCCTAAAAAATACTACGAGAAACTACAAGATGCAAATAATGGAATTAATAAAGTATGATCACGAAAGAGGTTGCTTTGTTGCAAAAGGCAATAAACCTACCGTTTCGTTAAGCCCGTTTGAATGGCAAAGTGATCCGCGGCCTAGCATCTTTTTGCAAGACCCCAGATTTAGAAGCCGCAATGGCATGCAGCAAGTAAAGCTTGTTGTTGCAAACCCAAAGCCGTTCTTCCCTTACACTGATACTCTGAAAGATAAGTGATGGCATACTCAAACTCATCAATCAAAACATACGAAGATTGCCCTTACAAATACAAGCTGACTCGCATTGAGCATCGACATGAGCCAGCCGGTGACGCTGCAGAACGTGGCAAGATGATTCACGCCGAGTTTGAAGATGCTTTGATCAATCTCAATCTAATTCCAGATGAGCGCAAGTTTTGGTTTCCTTACCTTGAAGAGCTTGTTGCAAAGAAAACACGAAGCGAGGTAGAGTTTGCTGTGACCAAAGATTGGCAACCGTGTGACTTTAAGGCCCCCGAGGCTTGGGTAAGGGGTATCTATGACGCTGTGTACTTCGATGGCGCCAGAGCCCACGTCCTTGACTGGAAGACCGGCAAAGAGCGTGAGTATGGTGAGCAATTAAAGTTATATGCAACAATCATCTTGGCCAGCCATCCTGAGATAGAGACCGTAACCACAGAGATTTGCTACATTGACTTAAACAAGCAATCACCCTACCCAGAATACACACGCAAAGAGTTCCCAGACTTACAAGCTTGGCTTTCAGCACGTGTAGGCAAACTTGAGAATGATGACATCTTTGCGCCTAAACCGTCCTACGGCTGCAGGTGGTGTCACTTTCGCAAATCCAATGGCGGGCCTTGCCAATGGTAACCGCGGTTTTGCTTGAGCGGCATTTGGAGACTTACTTCTCTGCCGCTTGCAAGAAACGTGGCTTGCTTACGTTGAAATTGAACGTACGCTACGCCCGTGGTTGGCCCGATCGTATTGTGCCATTGAAAGGTGGTGGGGTTTTGTGGGTAGAACTAAAGCGGCCCGGAGGTAAAACCTCAGCCTTGCAGGACAAGGTGCATAACGACTTGCAAAAGTTTGGCCATCATGTCCACATCATTGACTCTAAGGAAGGTATTGACAATGTTTTGGGAACCGCATGAGTACCAGAAAGAAGCTGTAAAGTTTCTGGTGGAAAAAGGCTCGGCAGCTTTATGGCTGGATCCCGGGCTTGGTAAAACAGCTGTCGTGCTATCAGCTTTTAGAATCCTGAAGCTTAAAGGCTTAGCCAAGAAGATGCTGGTCATTGCTCCGCTCAGGCCTGTGCATGGCGTTTGGCCGCCTGAAGCCAAGAAGTGGGAGCAGTTTGCTGATTACTCAGTTGGCGTGCTGCATGGTGGTACCAAAGCTAAAGTCTTAAAGCAACAGCATGACATATACGTTATCAACTTTGAAGGCCTTGGCTGGCTGTCTTCGCAACTTAATGGCAAAGATTGGCCTTTCCAAATCCTGACGGTGGATGAGATATCTTATATGAAAAACACGCAAACTCAAAGGTTTAAGACAATAAAGCCTTTGCTGGATAAGTTTGACCGCAGGTGGGGCTTAACCGGCTCACCAGCTCCAAACAGCTTGCTTGACATCTTTGGCCCGCAGCTGATCCTTGACCAAGGGGCTACCTTTGGCCCTTACATCTCACGATTCCGTACTGAATACTTCTTCCCTTCCGGTTACGGCGGGTACGAATGGAAGCTGCAATCTGATGGCGAGGCTAGGATCCATGCAGCCTTGGCTGGCAAGGTGCTTCGTATGGCAGCGCTGGACCATCTAGATTTGCCCGAGTTAACTTATAACGACATTATGGTAGATCTACCCCCAAAGGCTAGAAAACTGTACGACGCCTTTGAAAACGATCTGACCGTGGAATTGAATAGCGGGAATGTAACTGCAGTCAACGCCGCCGTTGCAGTTATGAAAGGCCAGCAAATTGCCAATGGCGGTTCTTATTTAGATGATGATGGAAGCGGCGATGCTAGAACAAGTATACACCTTCATGATGCGAAGACGGAAGCGGTTCTCGATCTGGTCGAGGAGCTATCAGGCCAACCTTGCATCATCGGTTATCATTTTGCGCATGACCTCGAGAGGCTTAAAGCCGCATTTCCTAATGCGCCTATCATTGGCAGTGGGGTTGTTGGTCATAAACTCGATACTATTATTGATGATTGGAACGCCGGTAAAACATCAGTTCTTTTGGCTCACCCAATGTCGGCGGGTCACGGTCTTAACTTACAAGGTACTGGGCATGCTGTCATCTGGTATTCGCTGACTTGGAGCCTTGAGATCTATGAACAGTTTATTCGCAGACTCTGGAGGCAGGGTCAAAAGAATCATATTGTTGTGCATCACATTATGGCCAAAGACACCATTGATGAAGCCATCATGCTGGCCATCAGAAGAAAAGATAAAACGCAGCAAACTTTGTTAACCGCAGTGCGTGATTACGTTAATCGTGATACAATCAATCCCGTTGACCATTGAAAGGAATTTATATGCAATTTACGCCTATTGTCGAAAGACCTAACCCCACCCAACAGGAAGATACTGACATGTCAGAAGCAAAGCTACGCGCACGTGCAAACAAAAAAGCAATCATTACTTTGGTTGCAGAAACCAACCCAAAGCGTAACAACACATTGTCACGTGAACGTTTTGCTTTGTATCGCACTGGCATGACAGTTGCTGAATACATTCAAGCCGGTGGCAGATCAGGTGATGTGAATCACGACGCTGCTGAGGGCTACATCACGCTTGCATTGCCATGAATATTTTAATTACCGGCGTTACAGAGACGCATACCAACCATCCGCAACGTGCCAGCTCTACCAAGTTTATTTCCATCCCCGAATTGATGGCGTCAGCTTTTGGTCGTATGGGGCATCACGTTGATCATCGTGCCGTTACATCAGGTGAAGACCTCTCACGTTACGACAAAGTATTTGTGTACCTATACCCCTTGGATCACAATGCTTTGAACCCTGATGGGGCTTTGTGGGCCTTAGAAAGCCGCTTTGATGCGTATGTTTGCCTTGATGATTGGGCTTTCCAAAAGATCCTACCATCATGGGAAAATAAGATCGCACCAGAATCACTGTGTGAGCATACGTGGATTGCACCGTTATTTCCATGGGGCAGCACACAAGCCATGGGTTTGCCAGTAGAAGACATTATTGCATGGGATCCAAGCCCGTTGTATGAAATGCCTGCTGTGCATCAAATGTCTTGGGATCGTCGCAAAACCGAGTGGTACAACGCATCCCTTTCAAAGGAGGCGCATGACTGGGCCTCGGCACAGCACCTTGCATGGCCTATTCACAGTGTGGGTGGCAAGGCACTAGGTCAGCCTAGAATCCTTGAGTCCGACGTTGTTTGGCAGTACGGTAGCTATAAAGGCGTTCTTTGCCCTACGTATAAGCATGCAGGCTGCGGCTGGTGGCGTGTTCGTTACTTGCACGCTGCGCATGCCGGCTGCGTTCTTGGCGGCGACCCCAAAGAGCTTGGCGTTATTGATCCATCATACGATTACACACTCCATGAATTAGAAAGCATGGATGATTACCAACTTCAACTGACTGCAGCGCAGCAGGCTACTTACTTACGCACCGCGTCGCTTGAAGACACACTATCAAAACTTGAGGGTATCTTAAATGATCGTAATTCTAGAAGGGGCTGATGGCGGGGGAAAGACTACCCTGTCAGAGACCTTGCGACAACGATTGCAAAAGGACAAGATGACCCATGTCGTAAAGCATGGTCCTTATCGTGGTATGAATACCGAGGACCTTTGTCGTACGTATTTTCGTGGCATGACAGCTGCACTGACCTACGATGACCATGTCATCATGGACAGGTCATGGCTTTCTGAGCCAATCTATGGCAGTGTATATCGCAAAGGCGATAACCGCATTGACATGCCGCGCCGTAGAATGTTAGAGCGTGCAGCCTTGGCACGAGGTGTTGTGGTTATTCATTGCCAACCTGATTTTGAAGTGTGTATGCAAACATTCAAAGATCGTATTGAGGATGAGTACTTAGACAATATCAAACAATTGGAACAAGTGTATGAAGGCTATTCCTCACTGCCAATGGATACATCACTGCCGGTCATCACCTACGACTATACCAAAGATGATATAGAAGAGTTGTTCATCAAGCTTGCAACCAAGACAATGACTAACAAATCATCCGGTGGCGGCGCCTTTGTTGAAGGCAATACACTAATGCTTTGCGATAAGGGGCCTCGTACAAATGTTAAGTCCACCGCAGCCGTGGTGCCTTTCATTAACTTCTTGGATAATGATGGCCCTAGCAGAATGCTGGCTGAAACCTTGGAGCGTGAGAATGTACCTGAAACTGGTCTGTACTGGGTTAACACGCAAACTTACCAAGGCACACCTATGGATTCATCTTTCATCAAACAGTTGAAGCCAAAACGTATCTACGCCCTTGGCAACAATGCCTACACGTGGGCATTAAACAATGAAGTGCCGGTAATTAAGTTACCACCGCCTTTGTATCACATGCAACACTATCCCGACCAACCCTATTTAATTACGGAAGCTGATTATGGAAATGCTGATTCGCAATGAGCCTGAGCTCATCAATCTTTACAACGTGCTGCAGCAGCATGGCACTTGGACAAGTCCACGTGGTGAACGGTGCCTTGAGATTGAGAACTTTACTTACACGGTCAACCCCTTTGTAAGGTTCAATTCATTCAAAGGTCGTAACTTCAATGTGAAGTACCTTAAGCGCGAAATGTCTTGGTACATCAACGCTGACCCGTATGACCTTAGCATTGCAGAGCATGCAGCGCAGTGGGGCAAGATCGTTGCCAATGGCAAGTTGAATAGCAACTACGGCAGTTATTGGTTTGGCAAACACGGCGCTCTGCATATTGCAAAGCTGCTTACACAGGATCCAATGTCCCGCCGTGCTGTGATTCCGATGTACGGCACTGACATAGACCATATGGATATAGAGGCAAAGGATGTTCCATGCACGCTGGCCATTGAGTTCCGGATCAGGAATGGCCGGTTGAACGCCAGAGCCATCATGCGAAGCCAAGATATTCTTTGGGGCATGGCAAATGACTTGCCAACTTTCAGCTTTCTGCAGGAAATTGTGGCTAACTTGGTTGGCGCTGAGATGGGAACATTGACAATATCAGCTGGCTCATTCCACGTCTACGAGTCTAGATTGACCATGTTCAATGACATCGTCAATACCAATATCCATGAAGTGCTGGTTGATAAGCCTCCACGGATTAACAGGTACGAGGCCAACCTTTTGGCAGGCAAATCCATCAACCCTACTTTTGAGTTTGCAAAATGGCTATCGAACGTGTAGATTTATCATTCGCTGTTCAAAAAGAACTTAGAATATTCGTTTTTGAACTTATTCGTGACGGTTATCAAATGGAGGACATACTGACGGCATTGGCCGCTCTAAAAGTGGAAATGGCTTCGGCCATGGTTTGGCAAGATGTAATAAGTACAAAAGACGTGATATAATTCACGTTATGGGATACCCCCATACTTTGTAAATTGACTATTGAAAGGAATTGAAATGTTAAATAAAATTCGTTGGACACCAGTAGAGCGCAACCTTGTCATTGAGACTGCGGTGACCTTTTACAATGAAGGTACCTACAGCCCCATTGCAGCAATCAGACAAGCTCAGCAAATTGTGCTATTGTCTAACCGCCGCCGTTCGCTTGCTAGCCACTCAGCGGCGCCTGACTTGATCAAATTGCTCAAGCAAAAGGCGGCGCAGAATGTGCCAAAGCAAAAGGTGGTGGAAACTACCACACCTGTGGAAATAATGCCTCCAGCGCCACAGGAAGGGGTTAAAACCGGTGCACCAGTTGATCTCGTTGAGCAGTTGGTGAATACTATTACACAACGATTCATTCTGGGGCTTCGTGAAAGCCTGCAGATTGCTGTTAAAGAGCTTGAGCATGAGTTCAAGATTGAAAAGCACAATCCTACGTATGGCGCATCTGGCAAGTCATTGCCTAAGGTAGTCATCATTGGTTTGCTAGGTGATCAGGTCCACGCCATCACCAAAGAATTCTCTGATCGGTATGAGGTAAAATGCATTGATACCGATAGAGCCATGGGTATGGCGCCGCCACAAGCTGATGCATACCTTTTGATGAAGAACTTCATCAACCACCCGCTGTACCACAAGTACCAAGCATTCCCTAATCACGTTTTAATAGACGGCGGCATGTCAACACTTCGCATGTGGCTCAACACTAAAGGGCAAGACTTATGATAACCGAAGACTTTATTTATACCCCTGCGTCAACTTGCATTACCGAAAGATGGCGCCGCGTTTATAGCTGGGTTCCACCATCTGAGGATCCTGCCTACGTCAAAAAATGGTATGACTTTAGAACAAAATTTGCCAGAGGCATTGAAGCACTTGATCAGCCTATTGACGTGCCGCAGTTCATCTCCATGAAGAAATGGAAGCAGCAATGAAGCAAGCGCCTGACATGGTCAAAATGAGCTTTGATGACTGGGTAGATCTACTCACGCATACTAACCACTTGGAATTGCTAAGTAATCCATACGACGTGTGGATCGAGGCTTTCCATGTAGGTAGTACTTTGGAGCGTAGGAACTGTGCGCATCAAATACGCACAAGCATGGGGCTGGTTTCTTCAGAAGACTTTGATGACGACACGACTATGTCGGTCACTGATGTCAAGCAAATGCAAATTGGCTTGCTTAAGAAAGTCTTGGAGATCTTGGAGCCTACCGCGCAGACCCAGGGGTTACCGAAGGCGGTGGTGAAGCCATAGGGTTAGGCGTAGGCGCTGCAGGCTCATTGTACTTATCCAAAGCGTACTGAGCTCCTGTGGCGCCTAAGCCTAAGGCAAGTCCGGGAATCTGTAGCCCTGGAACCATAGACATTAAACCACCAGCGCCGGCCAAAGCTGATAGCACCATGCCAGAGCGGTCGCCATTCATGTACCGCTGATAAGCTTCATAAAAGCTCATACCCGCACCTGCACCGCCTAAGGCACCGCCAACAAGTGGCGCTTTGGCAACATTTGCCAACTTAGACATTGGCCCTGGAGTTGCATCAGCTAACCGTTTAGCAGCAGCGGCTTCGGCAGCTGGTGTAGCAGCAGCTCTTGCAGTAGTTGCAGCCTCAGCCTCTTTGCCTTGTCTAATAAGTCTATCCACCAAAGATTCTTTAATTTGCCCGGGCTCACCTGCGCTATAAATGTCAGGCCCAAACTTCTTGGTTAATTTTTTGGTAACTTCGCCTTGGCCTTTACTGCGCTGATAAGTTGCTGCAGCTTCTGGTACGCCGCCTGCAATTTCTTTTGCGCCGCCTGCCCAATTTTGATACCATTTTGTGCCAGAAGTTTGAGCTTTAGGCGTAGCCAATTGCTCAGGTTGGATACCTGCTTTAAGTAATTCTTCATCGCGTAGTTTTAGCAACATGTCTTTAACACGCTGCTCCTCCTGTAGTTTCTTAACGCCTTCGGCTGTTCGCATTTCCTTTGTCGGCAATAGCTTTGACATGCCTTTTTGTACAAGCGGGCCAGACACAGCACCTACGCCAGTGGCAACAGCCTTCTCTTCATCCGGTGATAAACCTAGCATAGGCGCCAAAGTCTTTGGCTTTTTAGTTGTACTTGGCGCAGTCTTTGCAGGCCCAATTGGCATGGTAAAGATGTCGTCGAGTTCCCCTAAACTGTCAGTCTGTGATGTACCCTGTGGATCACCAAAAATAAGTGCATCCAGTTTATCGTCTTTTGCCATATGTCAACTCACTGTGGGTTAAACTGTCTGAACAACTGCATCCGGTATTCGGCGTAGTCTTTATTGATCTTCTCATACACGCTGCCGGGGCTAAAGAACTGTCTTGGTGAAGCGGCGGGGCCAACTTTACTGGTGTACCCATCATAGGCGCCGTACAAAGCTTCACGTTGCTTGTTCAACAATAACTGCTGGCGTGCCCACAACTGAACAGCCTTTGATGAGTCATCAATACTTGCCATTGGCGCCTGCAAGAGCCTTGCATCGTTATCCGTAGGGTTAACACCTAATAAGCCCTTATTAGCTTTTACGTTAGCTAAGAACTCAGTTCCTAAAATGCGGCTTACGTCGCGAACTGCTTGCTGATCTTCAGGCTCAAGCCTAACACGTTGCAAGAAGTCTTTAACTGGCAACCCAAGTCGCGCAGTATAAGTGCCGGCTTGTGCTTGTGCGCCTTCTTGCGCTGCAGTCAGCAAACCAGAAAGCAAACCTTTTTCTTGCATTATCGCAAAGATTTGCGGTCTACGCGTTGCAATCTCATTCAACTGCTTCAAGTTAGTATTGGATGATTCCAATAACTGCGGTGTGTAGTTAAGGATCTCATCACGCTTAAGATTGAATGACTTATCAGCTTCTTCAACACGACGCTTTTCAATTTCAGCCCGTGATTGCAAAGGCATACCTTGCAAATCACTTGCCCTAGGCGCTTGCCCGGGTGTAGGCATTGGCGGCTGAGCAGTAACTGCGGGTGCTGGCGGTTGGCCTGCTTGTTGCTGCGCAACCAATGGCATAACAACAGGCGGCGGGACTGGAGCACCGGGTACAGGACCTGGAGCAGCTCCGGGCATTGCCGCTGGAGCACCGGGCATTGCTGTAGTTGGCGCAGGGGCAGGCTTAGGTACATCGCCAAGACGTTTGCCGCCGGGCATAAGCGGGACAATGTCAGCGCCGTACTTAGCAATGAGATCAGCCTCATTCATACCAAGCTCGCGGTCTTTAACTGCATTGGTAACTTGACGCTGAGTTTGCTCAGCAACAAACTTTTCGCGGTCAAGCCCAAGCTTGCCCATCTCATTCTGCATGGTGAATGTACCCTTGACAATCTCACCAACTTTAGGCGATAACTGCGCAACCATTGGGTAGATCTTAGCAAGCTTTGCAGCCACGTCAGGGGTCATATTGCCACTTGACAACGCAGTTTCTACTTGAGCTGGTGCAACACCTAATGTTGCTGAAAGCAATTGTAAAGCTTTGCCTTGATTTTCTACTTCATATTTTTGGCCAGCCAACTGCGCTCGCATTTGCGCAATAGGCAACTGCGCTTCACGTTGCTTTTCTTGGTATTGACCCACAACACCTGCTGCGCGGCCAACGGCTTCACCAAAGTTGCCTGTGCGGCCGGGATCTAATAAGGCTGCGCCAACTTGAAATAAGTTAGGACCCTGCTGTGTTCTTGCTTCCAAAGCTGCAAGAGTCTTTTGAATTGCATCAAAGTATTCTGACTTAGCCTTATCATCACCGCCAATCATGAATGGCATTGATGAAGGTAGCGCGCCTGCGGTTGCCATATTAGGACTCCCACTCTAATTGCGTAATATCACTAGGCATACCTACTCTGCTATCGAGCATGTAGTCATTAAACATGTTTGTAAGGCCTGTGCCAACTGACTTGCCAAACGGCGTAGTGCTTACGCCGCCGATGATAGAACCTAAGCCTGCAATCTGTTGAAGTGGTGATGCAGCGTAGGCACCAGGAATTGGGCCTGTATAGGTATTAGCAACTGTTGTAGGCACGTTGTAACCGCGAAGTGCTTGTGCGCCAAGATTAGCAGCTGTCAATGGAAACAGTTGCTGATTCTGGTTAATGGTCTGTTGCTGACTGCCCATCGTAGCCAATGCGTTAATGTCTGCCAAGTTAGCTGCTTGGCCTGCAGTTGCAAGGTTGCCATACTGCGATGCTGCGCCTAGCTTTTGCGCCTGATCAGCTTGCGCGGCACGCAACGCTTCAGTATAACCAGATTGCAATGCCTGTGACTGCGCAGCTTGTGTGTTTTGCAATCCTGTGTTAATGGCTTGGCCAAGAACCTCAGCGCCACGCTTAGATCCAAACTGGCCAGTGCCAACTGCAGATGCCGTAGCCTGCGGGGCCAAGAATTGCTGAATATTTCGCTGCCCTAATGCGCCTAAGGCGTCCACAACCTGCGTTGTGTAAGGGTTCATAAACTGTTCAATACGACTTTGGCCATCTGCAATAGGCTGGCCTGTCTTCGGGTCTATAGGCTTTGCTGTAATATCCGCGGCGCCAATATTACTAGTTGCCTGCATTGCAGTATCAAAATACCCAGGGTAGGTATTAGTTGTCTTTGCAGCTTTTTCAAAGGCCGCAGTTTGCAATGGCTGTGCATTAGCATACGAGGCGCCAGAGACGCCTGATGTAACACCTTTTGCTAAGTTGCTTAGATAATCAGTGTACCAAGACGGCGCAGATGTTACTTGATTCTGCGTCGTGGTGATATTCGGTAGGGGATCACCTTGCATTAAACTCATTTCATGCCTTTCAAATATGACAGGGGTGACTTAGCCTTAGGGGGTATTTTACCAACAGGGGCTGATCTTTTGTGTTTTCTTATGCTTTCACGCATTTTATCCAAAACTAGGGCGCCAGCCTTATTTGAGCCATTGCCCAATGCTGCAACCGTATCCGCGTCGAACACGTACTCGCCATCTGCCAACATGGCAGGTATGCTATCTGACTGGCCATCGCCTGCACCTTGCACGTAATTGCCGGTCTTTCCTGTGATAAACTCGGGAATATGCTCAACCTGACCACCTTTAGCAAAGCCTGCCAATGGGCTTCCACCAAGGTATTTTAATCCTGCAGAAGTCATATTGCCTGCATTCATACCTGGGATCATAGTGCTATTGTCATCACCGCTTACAGGATTCCCGGGAGATGGGACGCCTGCAAGTTTAGCCCCTACAAAGCCGGTGCCTTCTTCAGTTTCAGCGGCTTCTGCCGTGGCAGGCTTAATACGCCCTGTCAGGACTTGCAAAAGTCGTGGGTCAACATTAGCCAATTGCGGATAGAGTTGAGCAAGTTGTGCCATTCCAGAGTCGTCCTTAATAGATGCGCCCGCCAACATTGTTGGTGTTAAAGTCCCGGGCAACGCGCCAGTGCTTGTTGGTGTTGTAACAGCACCAAGTGCGCCAATTTGTTGCTGCTGTTGCTGCTTGTTAGGGATAGTAATTTTTGTAGTTTTTGTAGGGTCTGTAGTTTTTGTAGGGTCTGTCGTCTTTGTGGGGTCTGTCTCAGGCGACTCAGTGGTCCCTGGTGGTGTTATAACACCGGGTGGAGGAGTAACCCCAGGTGGTTGAGTTACAACACCAGGGGGTGTTACAGGCAACGCACCGGGTGGTACTACAGGCGGTGGTGTTCTATCAATCCAGTCAACGCCAACTGCAGGCGCTGGTGTCACAGCTGGTGTCACAGCTGGTGTAACTGCTGGAGTAACTGCTGGAGTAACTGCTGGTGTAACTGCTGGTGTAACTGCTGGTGTAACTGCTGGTGTAACTGCTGGAGTAACTGCTGGAGTAACTGCTGGTGTTGTAGCAGGCGTAGTTGCTGGTGTAACCGTTGACAACGGATTTGTTATTACTGCGCCATTAGGCGTAGTCGTAACAGCAGGTGTTGTAGTAAGCGCGCCTGTAGTTGCAGGTGTCGTACTTACTGGTGTTGTACTTGCAGGTGTTGTACTTGCAGGTGTTGTACTTGCAGGTGTTGTACTTGCAGGTGTTGTAGCAAGAGCTCCAGTTGTTGTAGGTGTTGTACTTACTGGCGTTGTAGTAAGAGCTCCGGTTGGAGTACTACCTACAAGCGATCCAGTGCCAAAAGTAGGCTCAATTTTTGCAGGGCCTAAAATGCTATTGACGTAGTTTGTTAAACTTGTATCTTGCTCACTAGTAGTTTCGCCTGAGAATACTTGTTCAAGCGTAAGATTGGCGCCATTTGCGCTTGTTGCCACAACATTGCTTGACCCAGTTAGATTACTAGGCAAAATACTGCTTACAACGTCACTGCCTAAGCCTACAGAATCGCCATACAACATAGACGCGCCAACCGTGACGCTATCGCCGTTGCTCGACGTTGCAACGGGCGTACTAGAATCTACAGTAGATAGATCAATATTGCTATTGCCATCTAAAACTTGCTGGACAGTAACAGGATTGCCTGAATAATCTCTTCCAATTACTGCGCCAGTGTCAACAACTGTTCCCGGAGTTGCCATTGCAGTTTGTACTGTTCCGCCAATAAAGCTTTCAAATACGCCATTGGATAATGCAGTGCTCCAGTTTGCAGTATTGGGGTTTACCGTGTATGCAGTAATGTAGTTTTGCGCCGCGCCTGCGACAAAGTTAGACAACACGCCGGCAGCCGCATTGGTTGCAAAACCTGCACCAACGTTTGTAAGTGTCTTATCAACTAAGCTCTTCATTAAAGGCGCAACAAGCGCTTTGTCAGCAATAAAGTCAGGCCCCATCTCAGCAAGTGCATTTAAACCTGCGCTAATGTATGACTTATCACGAGCTACTTGCTCTGAATCGCCTTGTGCTTTTGCCTTTTGATATGTTTCTTTTCCTGATGAGCCAAAGACTTCCATGAAAGATCCAACAACACTTGCAGTGCCTTGGATAAGCCTTGCGCTGTTAAGTGCTAAAGAACCACCGCCTGTCAGTAATGCCGCGCCAATTTGAATGGCTGTCTCCGGAAGTTCCTCAACTGCTTCTGTGCCTGCAATATCAAAGAAGCCAATAGGGTTATTAGCAATTGCTGCGCCAATAATCCTAGGCTTATCCCAAAAATCGGCAGACTCTGATTGCTTTACTGCTTGTAAAATTCTATTTTTTTGTACGTCAATACCGTAACCGTCTTTGCTTTGCGCAAGCTCGGCAAGCTCTTGTCCAATTTTAGTTGCAGTGTTGTTGTAGTCAAAATCACCAGTTAATTGCGCGTATGTATTACCAATGTTGGTAATTAAACTGCCTGCGCCTCTAATGGTTGTACCTAATGTCTGCGCGCCCATTGCGCTTAGGTTGTCTGCTGCAGATCGCTGACCTGACTCCATCAACCTTTGCGTTTCAGCGTTTGACTCATTTGGCGCGTTGCCTAAAACTAGTGTATTGTTTAGTGCTGCAAGCCGATTAGTTTCTGCCGCGTTTTGGTTTGGCGCAGCTGCAAGAGTCCTTGCCGCGGTATCATTTTGCGCAGCAACTGTGCCAGACGCATTAGTTGTAGTAGATAAATTGGCTGCGTTTAAGGCGCCAATCTTGGCATCAGCTGCTGCGGTTGCCTCTGTTGCGGTGCCAGTGTTAAATGTGCCTGTTACGCCTGTTGCAGGATTAGTCCATGTAAATGTAGCGTTAGGCCCAAATGCTGTTCTGTAAGCATCAAACGTGGCGTTAAAAGATAGAGGTTTAGTGACAGTTGCGGCGTTTCTATCTATTGCGCCTTGCAAATCACCAAATTCATTGTCAATGTAGTTACTGGCATCAGTAATGATATTAGAGCCATTGCCAAGATTCAAAGTGCTTAAAGCGCCAACAGTATCGTTGATGCTTGAGACTATGTTCTTAGTTGCAAGATTAGACGTTGCGCCTGCAGAATTAAGATCTGTTAATAACTGGTTGGCGGCATCTGCAGTATCTGGATTATTAAGCGCAGTGGCTGCAGTTGATGTGGTGACATTGTTTACCAAAGATGACGCAACACCGGGCTTAGTAATATTATTAGCGGCGTTTGCTGTATTTGCCAACCCAGCAGCTGCATTGATAATTGCTGCCTCATTGCCTGAGCTAATCGCATTTACTAAATTTACTGCTGCGCCTGCGGTTTTAACGTCTGAACTGCCAGTCAATTGGCCTGCAGCAGATAAAGCGCCAGCCCAATTACCATTGTCAATGTTAATGGCTACGTTAATTGCGTTGCCTGCGTCTGCCAATGAAATCGTATCAGTCAGCATGGTGCTACCGGCCAGCGCGCCAACGCTGGGGTTATTCACCAATGAAGTTACTAAGCCGCCAATGTCGCGTTTGTCTATAGCACTAGCAACACGAAGCCCAGTTGCAGCATCAGTAAATCCACCAGCGCCTGCCAAACTTGCTAAGCCGCCTAGTATGTCGCCTTTATCAATAGCAATTGCTGCGTTGATGGCTTGCGCAAATGGCGCAACCCCAGGGATAAATGAGGCAATAGCTAAGATAGGCGCAAGCTTGTCAACATCGCTACTAGATGCTTGTGTCGTATAGAAAATAGGAGAGCCGTCAGCATTAAACTGCACCCTATATCCGGTATTACCATCTCCAGAATACGTTCCACCAAAAGCATTACCAGTCTGGCGTTCGCCATACGTGTCAGCAACCGCTTGGCCAGTTAACTTGTTGCCAAATACTTCTTGCTTTCCTACAGGCGCAATGTAAACAGTTTGGTCATTGCCACTTTCGCCGCCTGAAATATATTCTGTTTTAACCAAACTAGCGTCAACTGCATTGCCATTCTGGTCTACGTAACCAACAATTTTTTGAGCAATGATGGGGCCGTTCTCATCATAGCCTCCAGTATCAAACGTTTCAAAAACAGGTTGCACCGCAGCGTCAACAGTTTTAGTTACTTTGCCAAACTGGCTAATATCAGTAGCACCAGTGTCGGCAATAATCCTTGCCATGTCTTTTGCATTAGCTTCTGCAGAGCCTTTACCTTCACCTTTCCATTGGCCTGAAACTCCTTGAGAAAGAATTTGCGCTGTAATATACTGCGTAGCTGCTTCTTTTGAATCTTTAAGCGCTTCAGATACTTGTGCGCCGGTTACGTTGCCAGCCTTCATTGCAGCGCTAATGGCAGCGGCATCTGCGTTAGGGTTGGCATTAAACCAGCCAAGAATATCAGCTTTAGAAGCTACAGCCGGTGCTGCAGGAGCTGCCTGTGCTAATGCGCCTGTTGGTGCAGGTGGCGGTGTAACTACTGGCGGTGGCGGTGGCGGTGGCGGTGGCGGTGGCGGTGGCGGTGGCGGTGGCGGTGGTGGTGGTGGTGGTGGTGGTGGTGGTGGTGGTGGTGGTGGTTCAGCAACACTTACTGAAGAAGTCGCACGACCTTCATTAGCGCCGTAATTGGTGTAATGAAAGTCAGCAAACTCCTGCGGAGTCATGCCATAGCTATTGTCTTGGTATGCGTTGGCAACATCTTTATTAGCATCAAAGTATGCAGGTGCCGATACAACAGCCGGAGGTTCTACGCCTGCATTTCCAAAATAACCACCAATATCAGCAACAGAAAAACCTGTAGCACGAGACAGATCGGCCATAGATATGCCAGCTGCTGCTGCGGCTTCTGCAATAGCAGCTGGGTTGTCTATGTTTTCTTGAACATAAGCAAGTATTTGTGCGTCTGAAAATCTTGCCATAGTTAGCTCGTTGCTGGGTTAACAGAGTTGACAAGCTGTTCAGCCCACTCTTGCCAATCATCATATTGATACGGTCCGGGAATACCCTCATTGGTAAACACGTCGATAGCTTTCAAACCTGCGCCCCATTCTTTCCAGTCAGTATTAGCATCTGGAATTGATAACTGCTGCGCTGAGTATAACTCAACCATAAGGCAAGCCCACGACTCAAAGGTGTGATACCTAGGGTCATAAACCTGTGCAACGTTAAGTAGATTAGCCATACGGTCTTGAATCTCCAACATCTGCATCAAGCAAGATCTTACCTACTTGGTAATCCCCGCCTGCTACATTAGATACAAACTTTAGTCGTAATTCACGACGCTGTTCACGCATATCGATTTTGCCGGTGCTAGAGCTAAACGTATAAGGGCCTGTTGTCTCATCAGCAATCTGCGCAAATGGTCGGCCTGTAACATACAACTCCATATCGCCGGATTGAATAAAGTCAGGTTCTACACGCTCTAGTCTTAACCATCTATTCTCACCAACAGGGCTAGGCTGCGATGGTCCGCCTGCAACCAGACCTAGATCACTAGTTTCAAAGTATGACTCAATGGCGACAGACAGCGCGCCTACAATTTTATCTGTGCCAATCTCGTTTTGAAACAAAGACACAAAGCTCATCAGCGTGTTAACTGTTAAGATAAAGCCTGAACCACCTGCAATTGATGCAGACAGTGTATTACCAATTGCGTAATTGACGCCATGCCCGTTAATTACGACAGCAGTTACAATCCCGCCTGCAACGGTAATGTTTGCAGTGGCCCCTGTGCCTGCACCACCTGTCAACGCTTGGTTGGTGTATGTGCCATTAGTATACGCTGATCCGCCATTGGTAATGGTGGCTGTCAAAATACCACCTGTAGCATTCACATTCCAGTCAGAACTAACTGGGAAAGGGAAGACTTGAGAAAAGTAACCTGCTGATCGCTGAGCGCCTAACGCAAAACCTGCGTCATACCATACATTTTCACGCACGTTATAAATGACAGCGTTATTGCATTCCGTAGCAGTGCCTGATGGGTAGAACCACCAAATCTCGCCAAAGCGAGGAACCTTGGTTACCCAAACTTTTTCACGCTGGGCGTAGTTTAAGTTGTCAAAGAAATAATTCTGGTTAAAAGTATTAGGAATCTCTTTTACAACACCGTTGTAAAGCAAGAATCGGTCAACGCCACACCAGTAATACACACCGTCATACTCAATCACCGATTGGCTTGAGAGAATAGATGACTGGCTGGAGATTAAGTCATAACGCCAAAACTGTGGAGGCGTTCCAGCACCACCAATGTAAGATACTCGAATTAAAGAATCCAAGCTCCAAAAGAGGCCTGACGGTGCATTTGAACCACCACGTACAGGTAAACCTTGGACAATCTTGCCTGTGGCCACTGAGACCTCGTTGGCATCAGCAGATACCCAATCATTTACATTTCCAGCTGAGCAGTTGCTAATTAGCCCGTCATTGCCATAAACAAACACGTAAGGGTGCAAAGTAACTACGCCACCAGATACTGAGATTTCATTGTCAAAGGTTAGTGTAATGCTAGAGCCTGTAGCCGTTGCAGGCGCAGAAATTACCAGTGCAGTACCTGCAATGGACACAACAGTTGCCGCTGAAGGAATACCTGTGCCTGTCACCACTTGGCCTGCGCCAATCTGCGTATTAGTAGCAGCCATTGTAATGGAAGCTGAACCACTAGTAATAGTGGCAGCAACTGCTGTAAATATGCCAATTTGGCTTAAGCTCGTGCCTGTAATTAAACCCCCAAGCACGGGCGTGTTAACATTATTGTCAATCAGCGTAAGGTTTTGCCCAGGGTGCGCAAGCAGTAAATTATTGCCTGAACCGGTGCCGTCATAAAAAGTATCAAACTGCCAAAGGTTATTGGCGTTGGCAGTAAATCCCGTTAGCGTAATGTCAGTAATACCCGAGCCTGTGCCGGTATTGCTAATAGGCAAAACCTGCAGTCCGCCAGAATAGCCGTTAAACACGTTATTAAAGTTTTGTTGCGGGTTCAAGTAAATACCACGACTTGGACCTGCCAAGTCATCCACAATTTCTCTATAGCCACCCATCTTACGAGGACGACCGCGTTGAAACCGCACCCAGCTGCCGTCAGTGTATGCGTCTGCGTCAAAAGTTGTGCCATCCCGTTGAATTCCGGGCTTTGTGTCTAAAGCAAAAACTTTTTTGGTCATGAGAATGTGCCTCCGGCAATGCCGGTGGTAAATGTGCCAGACCCAGTCACAGATACGCCAGTTGCAGTAACGCCAACACGCTTAGTGCCTAACACTGAAATGCCAAGCTCACCTGCACCGGGGCGGTAAATACCAGTACTTGTTTCTGCCGCAAAGTTAAGCGATGGCGTGCCTACCGTGCCATCCACCAAGCTAAGTGATGATGCGCCGGCTTGAGTCGTATTGGCGTTTAAGAAGTTAGTGCCATCGCAAATCAATGTAGCTTGTTGCCCAGGTGGAATTGTGGCAGTAAACCCGAGGCCTGTAGTTACGGTGAATGTAAACCCATTGTCTGTCACCTGATTCGAAATGACATACAAGTTTACTACAGCAGGAAATGTAACTACTGAGTTGCTGGTTAAGTTGCCAACATACTCTTGAATGTTGTTTGCTGCCTCGTTGTTAGTCAGCGTAACAGCTCCGCCAGTCACGTTTTTTGTCAGCGCAGTAAACGCAAATTGGCTGCTTACGCCATAGCCAATGGTGACATACCCTGTACCGGTGCAAACAATAAACGCTGACTCAGTTGGGTTAAACGTCTTGGTAGAAGCACCGTCAATCAGCTCGGCGCCTGTACAAGAAATAATGAATGAGCCTGTGCCATTGTTCTTAAACAGCGTGAACCAGTTATTACCTAACGTTGCAGCTGCAGGAAGTATTGCAGTGCCTGCGCCGCCGCTCCACACTCTGGTCTGCGCTCTGTCCGTAGCTGCAAACGTAGAAGTCGATGTGATTGCAGCTGAGGGATGACTTTGATTCAGCGTTGCGCCGCTTGCAACTAATCCATAACCTGCTAATGTTGCAGCATCCGCGCTGGATGTGCCAACACCAAAGGCAATTACGCCCCAAGTGCCTTGGCTGGTTGCATTAGTTGTTATATAGATATACTTGGATTCTCCAGCAGCCACTGAGACGATGGTATTTGTACCTGCGTAATCCTTAACTGTAAAGGTATTGGCACCAATGTTGCGAATTAGCGCGTCGTTGCCTACTGATGTCTGATCAGCAGGCGGCATGTACATGCTTAAACCTGCAGTGCTGGCTGTCACCTGCATAATACGGGCAGCGTAGTCAGCGTTGGTTGTGCTGTTGGAAGGCCAGTTTAATTGCGTATTGGCAGTTAGCGTGACGGCGCGAAAGCTAACATCAGTTGGCTGGATGACATCACCGGTGAATGGGCTTACATAGCTCATGAATCCACCGCTATGGCTTGACGATCTGCAATACGAAGCTTGTCTTCAGCCATCAATGTTTGCATAATCAAATCATAATTTTGTTGCCACATTGGCATGCGCTCGTCGTTCTTGAGGAATGGCATGGCCTGCATGAGGGACCCGTAGAGTAAAGCTTGCGGAGCGTAAATAGTAAACCAATTGGTTTGGTTTGATGAGTCCAGAGGCTGTACTCGTTCATAGTAAAGTACCTCAAACGCGTAGTTAGCATTTGGTGTTGGGGCTATCAACCAGTTGGAGTAATCGTAGTCGCAGTAGTACAAAGGCACATCAGTGGCTGTTGAATCCGGCCAGTAATTGCGAAGGTACTCGTACTTACGAAGCAGTACGGGCTGACGATCGCCGCTTACCGTCACGTTCATAGATACAGTCTTGTGCCATCTTGCAGGCTTGGCAATAACACCGTTGCCTAATACCATTGTGCTAGTGTTGACCGTTAAGTTGCCAAGGAACTTAATCTGGCTAGCAATGATCTGCTCCGCCAACATAATGAAGAGAGGAATCTTCGCAATAGTGGCGGCGTCAGTACGCTCCAGATAAGACTGGATGTTCTCCACTAAGGAGTCATAGGTCATTACTGCGGCAGTTGCCATGCTTACTTGCTCCGCTTCCTAGCCATAGCCATATTGTCAACCAAATTAGGGTAGGGTCGGCCTGCTGCTTTGGCTCTTGCTTTTGCTGCAGACTTTTTCTGCGGCGTAAGAGGCTTAGGCTTACCTAATGATTTTGGCCGTTGTTTTTCCCAAACAGGCTTACTTGATGCCATTTTAATCCCCTTTTTAAAATAAAGATATATTACTTGCTTGCAACGCCTTTGGTCTTCTCAAAAGAACGCATACCGGCAATGCCTAAGATACCTGACAATATAACCCAAAGCTGGTCAGCTTCTAGCACTGGTGGAGGATCCATGCCAACAGGAACCCATCCCATAGCTTGCAAGTATTTCCATGCCCATTGGAACAGTGGATACAGCAGAAACTGATAGCCCATAGCCGCTACACCAATCCACCCAATAGCTGGCCTCCAGCCGGAAACAAACACGTTGGATGATGCAGCTTCAATCTTGTTGACATCAATCTGCGCCAAGTCTGTGGCTTGGTCAATGCGTTTTTCTTCAAGATCAAGCTTTCGTTGCTCGATCTCCATTTCCATCTTTTCTTTGTCGGTGGTGATTAGGTCGCCTGCAACCTTACCAACGGCTTCAATAATTGATCCAACGGCTAGTAAGCTCATGCTAGACCTTTCAATGTGCGGTTAATCCAGCCCTTAAGGAACTTAACCTGCACGGGGTTCTTGTTGCAAATTTCAACGTAACGAGCAATCTTAGCCAGAGCGTAGGACTCTTTGAATCTTTGACCATCAGTAACTTGGTTAAGCTTTTCAATAGTTTTTGCACCAATACCGCCGTCTGGGGTAGCCCCAACAATCAACTGAGCCAGTTTTACAGCCATGCCTAGCCCTGCGTTTACACCAAAGTTAAAGATGGTATTGGCCACTTCTTGATTAGAAATTTCGTTGCCACGCATCTTGTCCCAAAACTCCACACGGTAGAACTCACGCACCATTGGCGTAAGGGAGCCGCCAAATTCTTTCTTGTCCACAAGCGCCCAACCATTCCACTGAGGGTTCTTGTTACGGGCAATGCCTGCATAGGTCATACCGCCTGTGTCGCCAGCGACTTCATGAAGGACGTAGCCCCCCTCATCTCTAATCATTTGCTCAAAAGCTGGTTCAAACTGCGCCATTACTGTTTACTCCTTGAAAGCATGGTGGCGGCAATATCCATCATGGTTCTCGTTACTTGAATGTCGGCGGGTTCATTATCCCACCCCACAGTAATTTGACCTACAAATCTGCTTGGGTCAGGTGGAATACTGATTCGGCAAGTGTATGTAACCCCCTTGGCGATGTACCATAAACCCATTTCGGATTGCGCTGAACGGTATTCCCCGCAAGGTATTTCACTAGCCATCAACCTAACCACATCTGCATTGTTTGCTGCGTTCTGGGTAAATAGGCCAACGTCAAGACCGTCGTTGGTTTTATCTCGACCTTCTTTGGTGTAAGCGCGGTACAGCACTCGGGTTCCAAACATGGGGTTCACTTTGAATACAGCAACGATGGTGGCGTTGGTGGTTTTGAATAGGTGAGCGGCGGCGTCCTCTACTCTGTCCTCGACAATGCTTGGCATCTTCTTAGACTCTTTGTATGCCCCCATCAGCAGTTCTTGATTCTGCCAGACAAAGTAACCAGAGAACGCAAACACCGCCATGAGTATCAGCGCGAACAGCTTGAACGGGCTATCCACATAGGACAGCACCTTGCTTAGTATGTCTGCTGGCTTTTCGTCACTCATCCTAGTCCAATCATTCCAAGTAGTTTATTCACAATCTTATTTGATAAGTCATCAGGCAGGAACTGGAGAAACCCAAGTACCCACCAAGCAATGCACAACCGCACAAAAACTTTAAGGAAGAGGTCAAATTGCTTTTGGTACTCATTCACCGCCCACATCCTGCTTTGCCGCAAATATTCTGCAACTCAGTCAAGCCAAAAGCAATCAGCGTTACAAGAAAAACAATTGCCAAGCTCGCAACTAGATAAATTGTCTGTTCTTCCTCGGCTTCCTTGGCTTTCTTCTCTTCAAGCCGTAGTGCCTTCATCTCTTTGGCATCTGCCAAATCCATTGCGGCTTGACGTGCTTTAATCTTGTTCCATACGTCAATCTTGCCTGTTGTCATGAAGAGCATCTTTAACTCTTCTTCAAACGTTCTGGCTTGCTCAAGAACCATCTCGATCTGTAGCGCGGTTCCCATATTGGAACCCTTCTTGGAGCGTTTGGCCTCGATCATCGCTTTGGTAGCGGTGCTCCTAGCATCAAACATCTTGCCTATCATCGGGGCAAGACCGCCTAAATCATTGGCAACCTTGCTGGCCTTCTTGACCATGTTGATGGCATTTTGCAACCCATCCAGTGCTGCTATGGGATCAATTGAAATCACACTAAAGTCCAAGCAATGGTGTACGTGCCAAAAATAACAAAGGCCACAAGAAGGGCTGCGGCAATGAATGCTTCAGCCCAGTCCCACATATTAAAGCCCCAAGATCTTTTTAACAAACTCTCCGGCAACTCCTGGACCAAACAAGACCGCTGCAATGACGATGTAAAGTAGATACTCGATCGTTTTCATGCGTTCTTTTCCACGATCAAGCGCGTCCTGTATAGAGCGATAACGCTCTGTGCAGACTGCTTCGTGAACCGCCAACCGAGTATCTACAGGTTCCATTATTGCACCGCTACGTCAGTCACTGCCTCTTCAGGCTTTGCTTCTAATGCATCCTTCAGCATTTTGAAGAAGGCATCTCTGCCTACCTGCAACTGATCTACATTGAACCTTGCTGAATCCAACTTGCGATCTAAGTCTGCAACATGGTTGAGCAACATCTGCTGTTGCTGGCTCATGTCTTCAAGTTTGTAATCAACGCCATCGATTGTCACAGGGGTCTTTTTGTCGTTTCCCATGATGTTTCCTTTAATGCGCCACCAAGATCGGGTGGTGGCTTCCCGTTATGCAGTTTGTCGTGCCGCTTCAGCCGCAGTCTGTGCCGCTTGATAGGCCGCAACGACTTCAGCAGTCCATGCTGTATTACAAATAGCAACAACATTAGCGGGAACGCCTGTTAAGTCTTGGGCAGGGACAAGACTAGAGCGATGGTAAGTTTGGCTTAATTGAACGTCATTTTCCATGATGCGTGTAGCTTCACGATAAAGAACGATGCCGTTCTCTTGAACTGTGATTTGATCTATGACTGTGGTTTTAGTAAGTGACATTTGGGTTTCTCCTTAAAGTTGGCGTTGTGTCCAGCCTGACCAATCCAGTCAGGCTAATGAACTTCGTGGTTAGACTGTGCTATATGTTGCTACAAAATAAACACTTGTACTGTTTCCAAAATTTGCATCAGATAATGTTCCAACTGATGTAGCGGCGGCGTAATTTGTTAAAATAATTTGTGTTGAATTATTTCCTACATAACCAAGAGGGCTAACAGCGGTTGCAAAATTTTGCCAATAATTAAATACAGCCGTTGCGCCTTCTGACCTTCCACTGGCATTTGCATTGGTGAACGGCAATCCTGTAATTCTTGTCTGTCCTGTTGAACTTCCTTTATTACTTAAAACAAGTAGCGCCCATATAGTTACTTGAGCGCCAACTTTAATATATCCACCAGATTGAGTGCTGTAAGTTATTCCAGTAGTTCCATTGCCAAAACTATACGCTGGAGTCCAAAGCCCCTCCTCATAATCATCTAGCGTATTAGCGTCTGATGATGCTGATTGAGTTGCGGGGAATGTGATGCCAGCACCTGTAGCGGCTGTAGCGCCTTGAAGGGCTAGTGACTTATCTTTGTTAATGCTTAATACTTGGGTAAAGGTTGCTACAGCACCAGACGCACCAGTAGGGGCAACAGACCAAGTATGTAATCCATCAGAACCAATTGTGTAAAGTCCTGCATTAGTGTTTGCAACAGCGTTTTTATAAATCCATTGATTTGAACTATTAAAGTAAACATTGTTTGCCAAAATAGTGTTTGGCCCTGCTTGAGTTACTAAAGCAGAATATGTAAGTTCTAATGCACGTTCACCATAAGTTACGTTAAATGCAGACCTCCAAGCACTAGGCGTAACACCAATACCCACGTTCTGTGAAGCATCCACAGTCACCGCAGTAGTCCCTGCCGTTTGCAGTTGCAAGATGCCCGATGTGTCAGCAGTGGTGACTAGCCCACCTGATGTAGCGGCGTTGATTATGCTTGCCATTAGTTAGCCTCCAACGCAGTGATGCGCTCTGTGAGTTGTGTGATTAGGGCTTGTTGTTCTTGAATCGCTTTTGTCAAAATTGCAATCATGTTACCTTCCGCAATTCCTAAGAATTCTTCAACATAGGCTTCTTTTGTAACATTTCCATCAGCATCTTTTTCTTCTGGAATAGTGCATTCGTTGCGTTTAATAATGCTATTTAAATATGGCTTATCTACCAATACTTGCTGAACTTCTTGAGCAATAAACCCTACAGTTGGTTGTTGTCTATCAAAATTATGAACTGGATGATTTTTCCATTCAAATTGAACTGGGTTTAATGCGTTAACTAAACTTAGCGCACCCGATAATGGAATTACATTTTCTTTGTAACGACCATCAGATGTGGCAATAGTAGCGGAAGTCGCAAAAATCTGACTGTTTACTTGCAGGTTATAACTACCATTACTAGTTGTATATCCTAGAAGCAAATAACCTGCTGACGTAAGCACCATTGTTTTTGTATAAACGCCAGCAACACGAGATAAAAATCCTAAATTTGAACTAGAGTTACCTACGCCAATTACACCATCAGTTCCATCATCACCCATTAAAATAGAGTTAGCACTGCCACTAAATCGCGCAACAGTGCTGGTCATAATTGAGGTAACAATTCCACCACCAGTGACCACAAGTTTTGCGTTAGTAGGATTTGTATCGCCTATACCTAAATTCCCTGCGGAAGTAAGACGCATTTTTTCAACATTTGTGTTAGTAAAAATGTTAGGGTTTGTGTAAAACAACAACGCGCCAGAACTACCACCCGCTTCGTTTGAATAACCAACAGATGCGTATGTGTATGTTGTTGATGGGTTTCTAAATGCAATTTGCAAACCTGAGTTGGCGGCAGATGGTGCATCAGTAATAGCAAGGGCAACAGTAGTTAAATTAGTTGTTGAAAAACCACCAACATCTAATTTTGCAGAAGGTGTCGTAGTCCCAATACCAACACTACCAGTTGTGTAGTAAATATTAGCACCAGTAGTTGTCCATTGGCTTGCGGCAGATGTAAGTGCAACTGTCCCTGATGTTGCAGGTAGCGTTAGGGTGACTGTTCCCGCCACAGCAGGGGCTTGTAGCGTGACCGATCCGCTTGTGTCGCCAGCAATAACTATTGAACTCATAATTTATCCTTACAAAACAACCCAGCGTGAACCGCTGGCGACTGTGACTGATTGACCAGAAGCTATCGTAACTGGGCCTGATGACATACCTGAGTAACCTGCGGCAATTGTATAACTCACAGCAATAGATTGGCTGTTTACGTAGATGCCGTTTGATGCATTCACAACAGAAGAACTCAACTCGCCCGTGCTGGGCTTATAAAGAAACTTAGCGTTGGAGGTAAACAGCGTTGAAGCCGTGCCAGACGTAGCGTTTGCAAACAGTGGGAAGACGTTAGTTGCCGTGGATGTGTCGTTGCTCAATCCCGCGCCACCAACAGAAGACCATGCAGTGCCGTTGTAACCCTCAAACTCCGTTGTTGTGGTGTTGAATCGGAGCATACCGCTTGCTGGAGTTGGTCGTTCACCAGTCGTTCCCTTGCTAATGCTTAAAGCACCAGTAGACGTAAAGGTAGAGTCAGAAGACGCTGTAAACCCTGTTGTGCTTAGAACCGTGCCGTTCCAAGTCAAGCTAGACGAGGCGCCAAACACGCCACTGTTGTTAAACTGAATCTGTGTGTTAGAACCAGCAACAATTCCAGTACCGCCAGCACCTGCTAAAAGCGTAACCGTTCCAGCATTGCTCTTGTAGTACAGCTTGCCGTCAGTGATGTTGATCGCCAACTCACCATTAGCAAGGTTGCCAGAAGTAGGTACAGCCGCCGCAGTGGTGCTGAAATAAAGCTGTATGGGTGTGTAGCCTGCTTGTGCCATTTTCTATCCTTAGAAAGTTCCGCCAGAGATGCCCGACCACGTTGGTGCGCTTGCTCCTGTCGATGTTAATACCTGTCCAGCCGTTCCTGCCGCTGTGAATGCATACGCGGTTCCAGTACCGTAAGCTGATCCACCAGCCGTAGGTGTAGCAGTGGAGTTCGTACCACCGTTGGCAATAGCAAGAGTTCCTGCCAATGTAATTGCTCCAGTGGTTGCCGTAGCAGGCGTAAGGCCAGTAGTTCCAGCACTGAATGAGGTTACACCAGTTGCTGGCGCGGCAACCCATGATGCCGTTGTTCCATCAGATGTCAGCAAGTATCCGTTTGCACCAATAGCCAGACGACTTGCCGTGTTGACACCAGTTCCAATTATCAGGTCACCAGTTGTAGTGATGGGCGACAAAGCATTGAATGCCGCGCCTGCTGTTGACTGTCCTGTACCACCGTTTGCTATTGCCACAGTACCAGAGGTGATCTGATTGCCGTTGATTGCAATTGCGGTGTTGGATGCCAAGGTCAATTGACCCTGCGCATTGACTGTGTAGTTTGGAACAGAAGAGGCTGAACCATACGCGCCAGCAGTCACCGCTGTGTTAGAGATGCTGAACTGCGTACCTGTAAGGGTTAAACCAGTCCCAGCAGAGTAGATCTGTGTTGCAGAGATTTGCACAAACGTAATCGCTGTAGTGCCAAAGGTGATTACACCAACGGTGTTACACACGTACGTTTCACCAGCGCCAGTGTTTCCTGACGTGATGAAGAACGCATCACCTTCGCCCAAGCTGTTTGGACTCTTCAGGGCATACGTGTCAGCATCAGATGCACGGGTCAACACCCATGCGGTTGAACCATCACCAACCGTTGTAACAACGTAGACACCGTTCTGAGCTTGGTTGGTTTGGTTGTAAATCAAGATGCGGTCAGCAACTGAAGCAACCACGCCGTCTGGAGTAAACGCAACCAAAGCGCCTGCATTAGTCAGCGTAGCACCGACACCAGCCGTACCATTGTTATAGGTTGCGTTAAGGTTACCTGAAGGAACCTCGTACTTGACTGGGGCATGGTAGGTGATGCCAGATGACACCAAAGTATCTACATATTGCTTGGTTGCCAAGTCAAGCGCGGCAACTGGGTTTTGAGTCACCGTTACGCTGGTCAATCCAGCAGGGGTGAGTGACGTTCCACCAAGAGCGATGTTGGTTGTACCAAGCGTAATTTGACTGTTTGTCAAGCTTGCATTTGCAATGTTTGTCAGCGTATTAGACGCACCACTGATCGTCTTATTGGTCAGCGTCTGAGTACCAGTGAGCGTAGCTACAGTTGAATCAATCGCAATCGTGACAGCGGTAGATCCGTTGTAGGATGTACCAGTTAGCCCTGTGCCAATGGTCAATGCATTTGTTGCTGTGGCAGTGATCGTGCCAGACGCACCCAAAGCAACAGTGACGCCATTATAGATCACTGAACTATTTGCCAAACCAGCATTAGGAATTGTCGTGCTGGCAGTCATAACGCCAGTACCGTTTCCGTACACATAACCAGTCAAGGTATTTGCGCCAGTACCACCGCTTGCAACATTAAGCGTACCGCCTAAAACAATACCGCCGCTCGTAGGGGCTGCAGGCGTTAACCCTGTAGACCCACCGCTGAATGATGTAACGCCTCCGGATAGCGAAAACTGGCGCCACGTGCCAGATGCGTAACCGTCAAAAGTAGAAGTTGTAGTGTTAAATCTAAACTGGCCTTCAGCGCCAACAGGTTGCTGAGCAGATGAGCCTGACACTACAGTCATTGCGCCTGTACCCGGAAGCACTACGTTATCAGCAATAGTTAATGTAGGATCACCTGCGCCATTGCCATTTGTAACGCCAATCTGATTAGCAGTTCCTGTAATCTGACGGCCTGCAATCGTAGAGCCGCCAACAATTGCCAGCATACCCGTGCCAGATGCGTTTGCAATTGCTAAAGCAATGCCTGTCAACGAAAATGTAGGATTGCCAGAAACGCCGCTACCATCAGCAACAGTAATGCCATTGCCTGTTGTTGATAATGTTCTAGGCGTTACCGTTGAGCTGCCTGTCTTAACAATGATTCCATTGCCTGAAGCTTCTAAGCTACCTGCCGCTCGATTCAAAGTTATTTGTAACGTGGATTGCGCACCGCCATCAACTAAACCTATGCCTGTGCCGCCTGATAGCGCACGACTGTTAGCAAGTTGCGGAGTTTGGTTGACTGTTAAATAGGTATACGGTTGACTTGGCGATGCTGAAATGGCGCCTGTTGTTGTCTGAACCGTTACACCATTTTGCACAATAGGCACTGACTCGGTGCCTGTGATTGCACCAGCTGCTGGTAGTTGCGTAATTTGTATATTGGCCATATTACGGACTCAGGTTATCAAGGTTGCCATTGGTCTCTGGATCATCGGTATTCTGCTCCGGAGAGATGTTGTACGTATTATACGGCCCGGTGATCAGCGAGTCTTGTGTTGCAGCCACACTGACATCAGGCCTAGGAAATCTAAGCGCAATCTTTTCAGGTTGCCGTGCAGGTAAGCGGTACGGGTCAAACTGATCTCTGCAGCCATGGTCACAGACTTTTAAGCCCGGATTATTACCATCAGGCATCAGTTCAACATACGCTCGCTTCATGTGACACCGGTCACAAATTGCAATACTTAATACCGCATTGCCAAGAGTGTCAAGCGTACGTGGCATACTTACCTCGTATAGTAACTAATATTGGGGGCAAAGTAAATCGGACTCTTGTCTCTTTCTTCCTGTTCCGCAATATTCCAATACTTTTCAGCTTGTCCTTCAAGATAAGCGATGCGCTCTCCCGCAACTGTGGGTAGCTCCATGGCCATCTGATGCGCAAGCATATTCTGAATGGCCAGATACCATCTCTGAGGAATTTCTATCTCACCTGATAAATCACCTACATCCTGAATTTGCCGATGTCTCCAGACCACGAGTTGTGGCGCAAATGACGATGGCGCAGGCCAAACGTACATTGCAGGCTGAGGAATGTTACGGTCAAACCAAAATTGCAGCGGGTAAAGGCTGGTAAAGTTCTTGTTAGGCAAGTTTGTGTAATCATCACGATTCAATCGAGCCAGTGGAATTTCATTGGAGTTTGAACCAAAAACCACCTGATAGACACCCATGTTGGCGCCTGCTGTTTGCAGGATTCTCCAATACGGCGTGCTGGCAGAAGGCTCTAAGTCATAGTAGATCCATGTGCCTGCAACCCAAGTAACTGCTCCGGGCGCATAAACCGTTGTCCAAGTGGTGCCATCTGTAGAAGACTGAATTGAGAGGGTCACTGAGCCGGATATTGCTGGTAGTATACCCACGGTCCCCATGTAGATGTCATTTTCAGACCCGTTATTGATGCCAATATAGCCCGTGTTGGTGGTTAACTGGCAAATGTTGGTGTATTGACCATCAAAGGCGTTAGCCGTAACGCCAGAAGAACTATTAGCGCCAGTGTTATTTGCAGTGACTGTTCGGTAATTGGAGTTTAAAACATCTACCGTGCCAGTTGGCAGGTAGTAAACATACTTGTCGGGATTAAGACCTATGACTGTCTTATCAATACACCAATATTGAATTCCACGATTTGCAAGATTAGAAAGCAAATAATAGAGACTATCTTTTGAAGACTGCACTTGCTCTGAGGTTAATTCTTCGGCCAGCTTGCCGGCGCGTCGAGCGCCATGGTCAATCAGATTTTGAACCGTGATTGTTGTTTGGCCAACTGTTCCACTAGTGCTCATACATTACCACCCAGGACAATTCCAACGTTTAAGAGATGCGGCCTTACGAGTAAGCTCGCCTTTTTCATCGCGCTTAGGCCCCGGCATGCCTGACATTCTAGCACAGAATGAATCCTTACGACCTTGATCAGCTTTAGTTTTTGGGTTAGGCGCAGGTGCTTTAAGATTAGAGCCAGTTGCTCGATTGATCTTATCGCGGCCTTTTTGAGTTAAGCCAGCCCCACGACTTGTAGGTAGCTTCTCACCACGAGAGACTGAAAGTCTTGGCTCACCACCATTTTTCATCTTTTGCGCGCCGCGTTTAACAGAATATGCAATTGCAACTGCTTGCTTAACCGGCTTGCCTGCCTTCACCTCAGCTGAGATGTTCTTTTTAAAAGCTTTATCTGATTTGCTTTTAATCAAAGGCATAATTAGCCACAGAAAATAGTCACTGACGCGCTTGCAGGCAATGTGACATGAATATCGGTGTTAAAGCGAATACCATTGCCGGGGATTAGTGTTGAGAATGGGTTAGTTGGTGTAGCTGCAATATTAACTCTTAAAAGAACAGTGCCACTTGAACCCCCATCGCGAAACACAATTTCACCAGCCGTTCCGCCTGTCAATAACTGATAGCCTGCAAGGTTGGTTGCGCCAGCATAAATTGTTCCCGTTGCATCTTTATGCGCAGAAAATACATTCGTCAATGTGCTCATAATAAATCCTTAAAAGGAAGGGGCCGAAGCCCCGACCTTGATTAGCAAGAACCGCCGTAAGCTTTTTTCATCTTACCACCGGTTTTGTACTTTTGAATTACGCCACCTGTAGCGTACTTCTCAATTACTCCACCAGTTTTCAGACCTTTATGCGCTTTAGACGCAGGCTTATTAGCATGAGACTTAATGTCACCTTTGATGCCTTTAATAGCTGACATCTCAGCTTTGTGCATCTTAGGAGACTCAACCTCACCGCCTTTTTTACGCATCATTGGCATTGCGCCGGTTTCCATTTTTGTAGGAATACCACCCATACCGATACCGCGTGAAGGCATGGCAGGAGCCATACCACGACGAGCTGCCATAGGGACACCACGTGCAGAAGCGCTTACAGGCATAATACCCTTTTTAGCTACTGCACCGCCTTTTTTGAGCTTTAGCTCAACTGAAGGCTCAGTGGTTTTCATCTTAGGCATTGGTTTAAATTGACCCATGATCAACGCTCCTTCGCAACAAAAACGTAATCCACAGTCATTGTCTTTGCAACGGCTTCACCATTTTGAAGAGCGATTGACACAGTCATATCTTCGTCGTCAGGCAAGTTGGTGGTCACAGAAGTGCCTTTCACAACGCCGTTTACGGAGTATTGAATGCTTGATGCGCCATCGTAGTAAAAACCAAGACTAATAAATGTGTCGTTAGCCATAGTAGCCACGCTAGAGGTCGTAGTTGCTGTGCCATTCTTCTCAACCAACAGGCTTACCGAAGTAGAGCCGTCTGCCTTGATAAAAAACACACCATCCGATACGTCAAGCGGGGTTGCATCGGTAATTTGAAGACCAATAACTACATCAGATTGAGTTGCGTCGCTAACCTTGAGGCGAGCCTCAAAGAAAAGCTCTTTGCCTGAAGCAAAGCGATATGACTCGCCTACTTTTTGCAAAGCAACAAGATCATCATCTGCGGCAGTGTTGGTGATCAAAAGTAAACCACCATC